TCTACACCACTCAACGTGTTTTAGTATTGGTATAATAGAATTAACATTATCAAAGTTACGATAGTATGTATTGAAATGATTGTGTGAATTGGTGGTTACATCCTCAATTAAAAGTGGTTCATTTTTACGTAAATAATGCATCATTTGTAAATCAAATACATTTTCCCACTCAACAAGATGTAATAATTTTTTCTTATCGTAGGTATAAATATTTTTTGAAGTATTAGTCTTCTTTATATACTTCAAATTTAAATTTAGAGCATCAGAATGTCTAAATGGTAATACATATTCATCTGTATTATCATTTAATAACCTAATATATAACAAACATAATTTTGATTCAGATGGGTGTAGTTTATCATCACATTGTATCGGTAATACAACCGAATCTTCCATCTTAAACTTTGTTATAAATTTTTCCCACTCCCTTGTGGATTCTACTATTACCAATTATGTGCCTCACACCACAATTTAGTTGTTTTTGGAAATACTTCTTTCATCTGATTTAACAATACCTTAGCGTACTCTTGTATTTCTATCTGTGCAGTTTTTTCATTTCTTAGTTCAATAAAATTCATAACAGCTTGAAATGACGCTGTCCAATAAACTTCTGTGTATTGGTTCAATGGTAATATGATTCTTGCTTGTTCTTTAGCAACTCCAAGATTAACAAGTTCTTCGTAAATTCTTTTTGTTTCATTTATACCTGTTCTATATAATGAACTTGCAGTTTCTTGTCCGTCATAGTCCAATTCCCCTTCTGATGCTTGTTTGTTATCTTGAGATTGTTTTCTCCATACTTCAGGCATATAAAAATCTTCAACTGGAACATATCTACCACTAATCTCATTCCAAGCGTGGTCTTTTGTTGAACTATTAGATGTAGTTTCAATACCAACTACATGCTTATATGCTTGTCTCATTACAAACTCAGGTGCCTTTATATGGAACTGAACTTGTAAATGTCTAAATGGTGAGTAGTGTTTGTGTTTAGCAAGATAACGAACCAATCGTTCATCTGACTTATCGAATTTCTCTTTTCTCTTACCGAATGATACACGAGCAGAATTAACTACTGTTAAGTCTGTGCCAAGTGAATCTACAACCTCAATAAAACCTTTATCTAAGACTTTTGACTTTAACATAATATAACCTTTATTTAGAAATAAATAGTTTAGTATTTGTTCATACGTTCAAGCTTTTTTTCTAAAAGATACTTTTTTTCTTCTTTTGTTGAAATTCTATATTCATCCAACGCTGATATAGGTAACTCAGAAACACCTGGTACTATTCTATCAGCTTTTTGTATTTGATTTATATTTTTAGAAGAAACATCATCACGTTTACCTTTTATTTGCCATCTAATTTTAATTTTCTTATATGTGTCTGGTATACCCTTAAATCCTACAGGGTCAACTTCAGTAACTAACGCATTTTCAGTAGAAGCTGGTTTTACAAAACAACGTTCCATAAAACCTTTCTTAATATCAGATTTTTTAGCACTTGGTTTATGACTAACTGGAACATATCTATCACTCTTTTGTAAAGTTTTCTGATATCTTTTGTAGTCTGTTTCACCTTTGTGTCTCACAATCACTTCAGATTTAAATTCATTAAATTCCATTTCAGTTGCATAAATCTCTCTTCCATCAGGCATATAATATATGTGATATGGTATATTTGGACTAACCCACGCTTTATCAATATATTTAAATGCATTTACACCAGTCTTACCTGCCATAGTTTCTATTCTATTAGCAGTTCTATTTAATTTTTTTAATAATCCAGTTGATTTAGGCATAATTATTATATCTTAGATTTACCTGTTGTAGTCCAACGCCAATGTCCTACAGTTCCAAGAGCGGCTTGGTCTGCAGTTCGGTCAGCAGATTCTCGGTCTTTCTTTTTGATTGACGCTTGACCTCTATTTGTTTCTCTAACACTCCCATCCGTAAATGTTTTATATTGAACGGCTTCATATGTTACTGTCCACATCTCCGTAGTATATTCACCCTCTTTTACCGCATCGATTCTCCAACTATCATAAGTTGGTGGTATAGATGGGTCTTCAACAGCTGGTGGTGGTGGTTCTGGTAAATCTGAAAAATCTTCAAACTCATCAAAGCTGGTATCACCCTCATCAACATCCCCCTCTATATCTTCATCTGCACTTGGTATTTCAATTTTAGGTCTTACTGGTGGTGGTTCTGTTGGTTTTATATCACCACGTGCTAATCTTTCATCAACTTTTAATTCTTCATCCATCCAATCTTCATCTATTGGTAAATCATCTAATATATCTTCTTCTTCTGATGGTATTGGAATCTTAGGTCGTGGTACTTGATTATTGTTATCAAAAGATTCTGCAGCTTCTTCTGTTTCAAGTTCTCTATGTTCCGCTTCAGTAACTTCATCAGTTGTTGGTGGGTCAACTGTACCAGTTTCATCAAGATTAACATTTTGTGCAATTTTAGCATGTCCTTCTTTTTTTACAATAGTAATCTCATCACCTTTTATCACCGTAGGCCCATGTTCTGCCATTCTCATAAGTCCTCTAATAGTTGTAGTCCAACCATCAGTTCCTATGGAATGTGATATATCTGTAGCTTGAAATGCAACCCAACCATCATATTCTGGTGGTAAATAACTTGTAGTAAACGCATTACCAGGAACTATACCACCTATTCCAGTAACTTGTATTTCTATCTCCAATGGAATAAGTAATGGTCTAACATTATAAACACCAGTTGGACCAGTTGTTATCATCTTTCTCATTATACTTTTCCACTTATATTCGCCTTCGTCTTTTAAGTATCCTTTATCATTATACATTTTTTTATCATCATGTTTGGAGGTTGATATTGTTTCATTATTTTTAATTTTATCAATATTGGTTTGAAATTCTTTCTCTTGTGCAAGTTTGTTTTTTTCTTCTTCTAATGCCTCATCTCTAGCTTTATTAGCATTATCATCAGTAGTAACATCCGTACTTTCTGCATTAGCTTTAGCTGTTATTAATAATGGTGGCCCATCATCAACACTTAGTGGTGAATTTGCATCAGATATGATATTGTCAATACTATCTCGGTCTCCATTATAACCAAATGAACCATATTGCCACGCCATCTTCATATCACCAATAGATTGGTCTGGATGTTTACCTACAGCTTTACCATACCTAATAGACGATGGATTACCAGCAACAGCTGGAGCATTTCCTTTATTATTCGCTCCAAACATAGCCGCAGTTTGCATTGAACTTGGTAGTTTAGCTGTTAATGAATGGCCCTTTACAATACTCTTTTCATTCATTACATTGAATACAAACAACTTACCTTCTACTTTTCCATCAACTAATTTACTCACGCCCGTTGTAGTCTCTAATAAATTTTCTACCGTATTTTCACTATGGTTTTCATCAATCACCATAACTCTACCAGCACCATGTTTTGTTGATGGTAATGTTGCATCAGTAACTTTTAGTTTCCAAATACCATAATCTTCATTCATTCTATTAAATAAATTTTGCATACCACTTTCTATAGAAGTTACACCTATAAAGGATTCTTTTATTTCTTCCCAGTGTATTATAACATTTCTTAAAAATCCTTCTTCTGGATTATCTGGACAAGCAAAATTATCAAAACTTTTACCATCACCTGCATCTTCAAAATCCTTAACCATTTGAGTTATTTTTTCTGTATCATAATCTTTACTTATATCAATATTATTTGCTGTAACCCATTGTCCTTTAAATATAAATCTATCTGGATTAGAAGTAAGTAAACCTTCATGATTACAAATTCTCACCGATTCCCATCTCCAAGACTCTTCTCCACCTTCATCACCAATTTCTTTTGGTTTACCATTTTCCATTACTGGTATAACACTTCTAAATGTAGAAAATAACCTACCATCAGTATTTACCTTACCTAAAAATTTACTTATAATATTATCTTCCATCCAACCCCAAGATACATAAGGCCCCACTGTTCTATTGATTCCATCGGTTAATATGGTTTTCATTATTCCAGGTGGTTGGTCTGTAATTGGTCTTACACTTTTCCAAGCATTACCAAAAATTACACCAGGTTCCATACATAACCCAACAATCTCATCATCTAATTGTTCTACAAATTCTTCTAATGTTGGTGTATATCCACCAATTGTACTTCCACCCTCTTTTTCTTTTTCTTCAGTAGTTTTTTCTTCTGGGTCTGTGGATGGAGCTACTTCACTTTTTGTTTGTTGTCCTAAAGTATTTACACCCAAGGAAGTTACTTCTGTTGTACAATCAAAACCACCATCATCACGAGTTTTCCATTCAAAGTTTTTGACAAGACCTGCCATGGCATCATATTTACCTTTATTAGCCCATATTCTTGATTGAATTGTATTATAAGCTTCACCACTTTGAATTTCATCTTTACTAAAAAATTGTATAGCATTAAAATCTTCTATAGAACTCCAACCCCACTCCAACATAATTGGTTTACCATGACCTAAGAAATGTGGTTGTAATCTTGCTACATCAGAATAAGAATGACAAACCCAATTTATTGTTGCATTTCGTATAGCTTTTGTACCACCAGCAAATTCAACACTAACAGATGTTATGCCTGGTAATGGTCTAAATCTATCTTCATTTATTCTAACTTTACCACCAGTATCATATGTTAACTCGTTAGATGCTTGTTTATCCCACAATACTCTATCGTACATTTCTGAAAACCCATTTAATGTTCTAAGTTTTAAAGCATCTTCTGGTGAATCAATAGTGTCTTTTACCAACTCACCACCTACTATACAAACACCATCCATACCACCACGCGGATTGTCTTCCAACATATATCCTTTACCATCTGTACCAAGTTTAATATCACCTACTTGTAATAATTTTCCATGTCGTTCTGCATTTTCTGGTGGTGCGTCTTTTTTAGTATAATAAGCATATTGTTGTGTAGAGTTTATAGGTGAAAACATCCTCACCCAAGGTGCTTTAGCATAAGTATCCTTTATAGCAGTACCAACACTACCTTGTGCTACATTCGCAGAAACATCTCTTACAAGAGCGTTTTCTGTTTTATGTAGTGTTTTCCTAACGTCTGGATGTATTTCCGAAAGGTTTAACATACTTACCCTTATTTATTGATTTTTCTAAAATCGTCTAATATACTAGCTATATTTCTTGGTATACGAATCTTTTCACCAATCTTTGGCCTTGATTCGTGGGAATAACCATTAGCTTTAGCAATTACCCACCATAAAGATGAATCTTTATAGTATTTATAAGCTAACCAATCAAATCTCTCGAAGTCTCTAGCGAAATGAAAAGTATCAGTATCTTGTATTCTAATTTCTGGATACCTTGTTATTTTGTAACTACGTCTACCATTTTTATCTTTTTTAATTTTTGTAAATTCGTATCTATTCATTATGATGACCTTCTAATATCTGTTGGGCCTTGTACAGCTACTAAATCATTAACTACGGTCTCAACACCACCTATTCTAACAACTTCGTTGCCTTCTTCATTAGTAGATGGGTCGTTTAAAAATGTTTCATATGGTTTAGTACCATCCAACCAATCTAAATCAAAATGTTTACCTGTCATTGATAACGCATAATTACCAATAAACTTAAATCCGATTTGTACTGTTACAAATTTTGGTAATTGTACTTTTTCTATTTGACTTGCAAGTAAATCTATATCCCAACCACCACTATCTTCTATAGTAAAACTAATATTATCTATTAAACCTGGTGTATTCTTATAAAGATTACCTATTGTCAATTCAACAAATGGTGGTGTCATTAATCTACCACCTTGGTCTCCTACAGTCTTCCACGCCGGATAACCAAGACCCATTAAATAATTTAATTTTTCCCACAATGGAATCATCTCTTGTTTTGTGTTTGGAAATACTTTAAAAGAGAATCCTATTGCTCTATCAGCACCACCATATGTATAAACTTTATCTGGTCTACCTATATATTGAGTTTCATTCCAATTTGGTGTAACAGCATCACTTATACCTTCAAGAGTTGCTCTAAATACAATCCATTTATTATTAACTAAATCTTTAAATTTAAATGGAATAAAATCTGACTCTGAATCTTGTCCGTATGGTGTCATATTAACATTATCGGTCAACTCATTTGCATATTTATTTGTATGACCTTTCTTTATCAATCCAAGAGTATCATCCCATACTGGTTTCATACCTGGTTTACCAGGTTCACCAAGAGTATACATTATAGCTTTAGCATCTGTTCTCTTTTGTAACTCATTTTCCATTTTAACTGTATCACCATCTGGTGTTGTAAAAGACTCATCATTCTTTTCTCTTGGTGTCTTTAATGTCTTTTCATAAATAACCTCATCCCTTGGATTAGTTTCGCCTGGTAATTGTCCATACGAAGACATAGCATAATTTCTAATTGGGTCTCTATCATTTACAATACTTGGTGGTTGTGGTATTAATAATCTTTGTGGGTCATCCTCATCAATTACTGGTTTTATAACACTACTTGGTATATTAAATTCTGATATACTATTAGGTTTAGAATCAACTACACTTAAATACCTTGCTTGATTAACTTCTAATGAAGGAAATCTTTCTACGGGATTTGATTGACCACTAACACTACTTGGATGGTGTTTCCATATCATACCACGAGCAATTAATACAGACATACCATTACCATCTTCTCTATTATCTGGCCACATTGACATATGATGATACTTACCAATATTAGTACCAACACCACTTTCCCAATCATCTGTTTGTATATCAGTTCCCCATAGGTTACTCCAAAATAATAATTGAGAATCTTCATTTCCAAGTGCAGATTGATTTAGTTCTTCACCCAAATCACCAACACTTTTCCATACAAGACCTGGCCCTTGAGCTTTACCACTCATAATAATAGATAATGAATCTTGATATCTTGTATGTGGCCCACGATGTGCATCTCTAGCCCAATCCATCTCATTTAAATGACCACCTACCCATCCAACTCCAGCGTAAGCTTTTTTACCAACACTCATTGCACCCTTACCAATTGTAACTGTTATATCTTTACCTTTACTCCATATATTCTTAGTAGTAGTTTTAATCTTAGTCCAATCAATTTTAAATCCATTAGATTCATTTTGTAAAGTTTCTTTTGGTGCTTCAAGTTTAGCTCTTTGTTCATTGTGTGGAAAGTATGTACGAAATCTTTCAAGTATTGGTGCAATTGTTTTCGACCCAGCAGTAAACGCTTCTTTTCCAAATTGGGCAGCATCACCTGCAAAATGAATAGTACTCTTAGCCGCTCCTTGTAAAAAATCTAAAGCGGCTCCTGCGGCCTGTCCAACACCCTTTCCAGCGTCCGAACCTACCTTTTTCAAATCACCAATTAAATCTTTAGCACCATCCATAGCTTCTATCAACGTAGTACTGAATGTTCCATGACTTCTTGCGTGTACCATTGGTACAATTGATACTAATCCCAATGGATTCCAAGTTCTTGTATGTTGGAATGGATTTAATTTATAAAATATAAATTGTTTAACTCCAAATGTAATACCTTGTGGTGTAAATATAAATTTTCCTATCCTTTTAACATCATCAATTGTTCTACCAACCATAACACTAGCCATACCAATTCCTGGTATACCACTAACAGCATCAAGTCCTGCTTTACTACCAATATCCTTTATAATAAAAGGTTGGTCAAATCCTATTACATTATTATCTCTATAAGGTAACTTATCATATTGTCCTTCGGTTGATAATTCTGTATCTATTGTTCCACTACTATTATATGAATTAAAAGCACTTGGTGTTTCTAAACTTGGAAAGTTAAATGGTTGTCTCGGACTTCTTTCTGCATTTGGGCTATTTTCTGTGGTAATATTAAACCAATCAATCAATTCTGGTCTTTCGTGTGTACTTATATCTGATAAGTTAAAAGGAATGATGTCTGGTCTTGATATATTAGACATTGTAACTGGTTCATATAAACCAACGTCTTGTCCAGCGGTATGTCTTCCTATTGGATTAGTATCAACCACTTCTGGTATACCATTTAAAGTAAATAATGTTGGTGGGCCTCCAAAATTCATTGTGAATCCAGTTGCATGTATATTTGGAAAGAAATCTACTGGTTGTGGTGCAGTAGCAGACCCCATATTATTACCAGATGGTGAACCAATTGGTTGTCCTGCTCCTTGTGATAAATCACTTACTAAATCTACTAATGCCATATTATTCAGTACCTAAATTCTTAACTTTATTATTTAATTGTTCCATTAATACTCTATTATCTGCTTGTAATTGTCCTATAGCGGATATAACACCATCCAACTTATCATTTGTAACTCCCATATCAGTAATTGGTGGTGGTTCTGGACCTGTTTCTTCTCCCCCACCTGCTAACGCCATACCTAACATTCCAATTCCCGATAATGCCATCAATACAGGTAAAGCTGGTAGTAATGCAAGAGCTCCAATGGCTAACGCACCCATTCCAATTCCTAACGCTCCAAACGCTCCAGCTAAAATAAATATACCACCTGCTAACGGAACTAATGTAGTTAGTAATGGTGTAAATGAACTTATACCTTCTGCTAACATTCCGAAACCAGTTCCTATGGCTTGTATAGCATGTCCTAATACAAGTAATGATGCCGCAATAACCAACATGGCCGCGGCTCCTGCAAGAATAGCGACAGCACCAACACCACTCATCATTATAGCTCCAATCGCGGCTAATACTATTACTAATCCGAGTAAAGCAACACCAGCCTTAGCTAATGAACTCCACTCTACACTTCCAAACTCTTGTAGAGCTTTAGCTGTAACAAATAGTGCGGCGGATACAATCAACATCGCGGCCGCCCCCGCTAATATCTTCTTTGGTTTAATTTTCTTTACAAATCCGAGTGGGTCACCTTTTGTACCTGTATCGGTGGTTGGTGAAGAACCACCCTTGTCCATAGCTTGTTTAAATATTAAATTTTTCTTCTCCATGGCCCAAGTTTTCATTTTCTCAATTCGTTCCGTTATAGCATTCTTAATACTCGTCTTACCAATCAACTTAGTCAACAGAAATATAGCACCTAAACCACCTAAAAACGCTGTAACTCCACCATCTGTCCATTCATTGAGTATACTAAGACCTTCGGCTAATAAAGCAACAAGTTTAATTACCGCCCAAACAGCCGCACCAATTGGTATTAATGCAACCATAATAATTGGTTTTATTAATTGCCATATCTTTAACAAATCTTCACCGAGATTTCTTATTTCTTTCATTGCGGCAGCCATAAGATTAGTAAACTTCTCTTGTGTCTTTGTCTGTGAATTAATATTAGCTTGATTAGCAACCATCTTAGATAATTCAGTAACACTAACCCCAATAGATTGAGCTAACGCCCTTCTTTGAAGAACGTTCATATTATTAAACTCTGCTTCAGAACCTACATTTTTTAATACTTCTTTTTGTAAACCTTCTATATCACCAGCAAGAGCTAATTGACGAGCTTTATCGAGATTCAATTGTTTACCAAGTAGAATCTCTGCTTCCATTTGTTGTTGTATACTTGATTCGAAATTTAATAGATTATCTGCTATCTTAACCGATGTATCAAAATTAATACCAAGTTTCTTTGCTTGAATAGCCGCTTTAGCAACATTCATACCACCATCTTTAGCGAATGAAGCGAAAGCTTCAGTATTGTTAGCTAAATCTTGCATTACTTGACCTGGTGCAACACCTTCCGCTTGAGCTAAGTGACCGACACTCTTAGCCATTTCAAATGCGGCTTCTTGTGACGCGGCCCCTGTTGCTTTCATCGCTACCATTAAGTTCGCGGCAGCAGTACCACTAACTCCTAATTCCGCTTTCATTTGAGCCATACCACCTAACAATTCTGGTGTTACTGCATTAATTCCACCGAAATTATTCATTAATCCCATGGCCGCATCTTTTACATCCGCAGACTCGACTCCAGCCATCTTAAACGCTCTAGCAGTTTCTGCGATATTCATTTGAAGACCCATAGCCGCTTCGTCACTAATACCTAACTCGGTTTTAAGGGCCATTGCTCCTTGGAATGTGTCGTATAATGCTTTTCCAACCATTACAGCGGCCGCTCCAATAGCAACCATTGGGTTTGTCGCTATAGCCATTATTTGAGCACCAAACGCTTGAGCTTGGTCTTTTATATCGTTCATACCTTTCCCAAGGTTCTTTTGAGCGTCATTTTGTGCGGTTTGCCATTTATGTATTTTTTTCTGAGTTTCTAAGTCTTGTTCGGCTATATCAAGTGCTTCAAGAGCCAAATCAACTTGGTCTTCTGATAAATCATGTTGACCAGACATCAATTTTAATCTTTCTTCGGCTATTTTTTTCTCGGTAGCACCCAGTTGACTCCCAATATCCAATTGGTCATACATATTAGTACCAATGGCTAATTGTGCGGTATTTAAATCTCGAGCGGTATCTAAATTCTCTAACATTATACCAGAAATGTCTGTAACCTGGTCGAACTCTTGTTTAGCAGTATCCGCTATCACTCCCCTTATTGAGGCTAAATCTTTAGCACCAATAACAGCAGTTTTACCAAATTCTACTAATTGTTTTTCAAGATTTACTGATTCTTTTTTATCTTTAACTAAGTTTTTAACAATCTTTTCGCGTCTTTCAAATGCCGTAACAACTTCTTTACCATACTTCTTTTCTATATCACCTATTTCTTTTGTTAATTTTTTTTGTTCTCTTTTTTGGGCAGTAGTCAGCTTTTCAGATTTATTAATATCCGCTAACAATTTCTTCTTTTGTTGAAGTCCTTTTAATTCCGCTGTTGCTGATTTTGGTCTGGCCACTATTTAGTCCTTATAATTTTGTGGTTTACCACATTGCTGTTTTTTTAAGTTTTTTTCTAAAATCATCTCTGTCTTTTCTCAATCGTTCTAAATCTTTTTCAATTTCTTTTTCCATTTTACTTAACTCTGGATGATTTTTAACAGCTTGTTTAACTACTTGTTTTGGTTTGGCACCAGCTATAACTCTTTGAAATAATGTATCAATAATACCTTCATAGAATACTCTTTGTTCTGATACTCTACTTGGTTTTAATTGTTTAATATTTTCTAATTTAAGAGAACGTAACATATCTTTAAATTCTGCAAAAGGTTCTAATACAGAATCATAATCACCACCAGCAACAAGGTTATCATTAGGGTCAAATATTTCATAATTTTTACCAGAATCTTCGTGGTATAGTTCCATAAATGCACCACTTGATGCAACTATTTGAATCTTCTTTTTAAGCTGATAGACTTTTGCATTGTTAATAAATTTTCTAGCTATCTTCTTAATATCATTCAGCTTTTCCATGTTTTACTCCTTATGTATAACATTACAGTTTAGTGGGAATTATCTATAATAAATATCAGAAAACTTATTTTTTATATGATGGTGGTCGAGCTGTACTCTTCTTATTGGCTTTATCGTATTGTTCTTTTTCTTTCTTATAAAAATCTTGCATTTTTAAGAAATAAAATTTACGAAGATAGGTGGGCATGGAATAGACGGAATCGTGAGTGAAGCCACCTTTCCCATGAAATACTATTTGGAATATTTGTTCGTGTATATGTGGTTTATGTTCAGGACTTAGGCCAAAAAAACTCCACCGTCATCGGAACGGTGATTTCGACCTCCTCACCTGAAGTAAAATCAACAATGATATCCAAGTCTACATCAGGTGTTACAGACATGAGATGTTCACGAAATGCTCGTGAGTCTCTTGATAAAAATTCATTGTTAACAAAGTTGTTGATAGTTCCGACAGTACTATCTCCATCTATTGATGTAATTACTTTTTTTAATCGTGTAGTAACTTCTGATTCGATACCACTTTTTTTAGTTACCTTTCTCAAGGCTTTTAATTCCTCGGCGATTTGTTTTTCATCACCTTGTGTCAACATTTTGAAAGTGAGTTTCTTTTTAGAGAATGGTAATTCATACTCAAATTCATTAGTACCTTTCTCTATATCTGATAAGTCAATTTCTTTATGTTCAAGTGTAGTCAAATCAAGTATGTGTTTTTCTTTTTCACCAGTAGCAGGGTCATCCAATTCAAATTGATACTCTTTACCATATCCAAGAATACGAGCGGCTATCATAACTGCATTTTTATCTCCAATGAACATATCATCCATATCAAAGTCACCAACTACTAATGATTCTAATAAAACATCAATAACTTTACCTTGTTTAATAAGATTCTGTGAAGTTAAGATGTCTTCTTCTCTTGCTGTCATATACTTAACTTCAACTTCACCTTTTGTCAAGGGATGTCCTTCTGGATAAAAATGTCCTTTTGAAGGCAAAGGTACAATTTCACTTGGAAATTTAGGCTTTTCTTTCTTTGCCATAATTTCTCCTTAATCTATATATTTTGATTCATATAAAACTATTATAAAACTTCTTTTTAATAAGTATCTACTTACAAGTAAAAACCATCAATAAATAAAAAGGGGAAGTCCACCACAAACTTCCCCCTATCCACCAATAAACTATTTTAGAATTGTAGTATAGCGTAATCGTAACGTAGACTCAATGTAATTTCGGCTGGGTCACTCGCAGACCAATCCAAATCATTGAAAGCCGCTGAAACAATGAATGCACCTTTAAGAGTCCATTCTTCTATTTTATCACCAACTGGCCCTAACATATTGATTGTGATATCCTTTTTATAGAAATCAGAATATCCATCACGTCCAGTTACAGACTCTTTGTGTAGTCTTACCCATTCCATTACAGCTTGAGCACCACTTGGTACTACAGGGTCATATAAGGTAATTTCAATTGGCTCCCACGAACCTTTACCTTTAACATATCTTTTTACATTTATATGATTAAGTTCAACTTCTTCAAACGTTATACTTGGTCTGTTTGCAGTTTTAATCAAATAAGATGGTATACCTTCAACATATAATATATAACGGTTCTTCGTTTTCGGTTCAAACGGAGTGAACATTATTTCTGAAGGGTCGAGTAATTCAGCCATTTTCTTATCTCCAAATTATTAATTAATTTTTTACTTATATATAAATATCACTAATTCATAAAAGTGATTAACCTATATCTCTATAATATCAATAATAAATATCACACAAACAAAAAACCCACCGATAGGTGGGTTTTAAGTTTAAACTGACACGTTTAATTACTCTGGAAATGTAGCTCCTGTTGGGAGTACAACGAAATCCAGAACAATAAATTCTGCAGTCCTCGTAGGTTGAATATAGATTTGTCCAACAAGACGATTTCTATCAACGACATCTGATGTGTTGTTAGTTTCGTCCATGACAACTCTAAATGCACTCAAACCACTATTAGCTTGTACTGAATCTAAGAACGGATTGACAATATTCAAGAAACGATTCCTTGTTCCAGCAGTATTCTGTTCGAACAATAGGTATCTTGAAGATGAAGCAATAAATTTCTTCAATCTAATTAACAATCTACGTACATTGACTCTATCCAATGCGGATGGTTTAGCTTGTAGTGTTTTCTGACCCCATACACAAACACCTTGACCTGGGAATGAAGCAATAGGATTAACCCTATCTTCATAAAGGTCGTCACGTTCTGCATGAGTTAGTCTGGTTTCAGCTTCGAGAACGGAAGTTAATCCACCTCTATTCAAACCAGCAGGTGCGAACCATTCGTGAGCTACTTGGTCGGTATATGCAATAACACCAGGTAGAACAACCGAAGGCGGAACCCATACTGGTAACGAAGTACCAGAATCTACAATCTTAACCCAAGGATAATATACAGCTGCATAGTTAGTATCTAATGCAGATATACGATTTGTTATAGTAGAGATACTCTCACCATGTATGGAAGCATCCATTACATAAAAAGCATCACCACGTTCTTCACACATATTCATAGCTCTTGAAGTAACTTTACTATGTAGACCATGTACAAGACCTGGTGTTACAAGTAAGTTAATATCGAACTCATCTGGGTTACTTACAGCATTAACAGCTTTCTTGTAAACTGTAGTTCCCATTGATGTAGCTGAAGAACAATCGAATCCCATAACATTAGCTGAAGTAATATTAGCTCCAGTCTTTTTCAATGTAGCTGGATTCATTCCATCAAATCCGCCTTGAAAAGGTAGTGCAAATTTACGTTGACTAATATGTGAACCAGTCAATGTAATTTTAGCAGAACCAGTAGCATATCCATTAGCAAGTGAAGCAGAATTATGACCACTCATATTCTCCAAGGACATCGTAGCGTTATTACCAGTTCCAGCACCTGTTGGTACTGGTGCTAAGTAAGAAACGTTATCGTGAGCTTTAACATTATTGTTATATGTGTAATAATAGTTAAAGTCAAATCCATAAGGAATAGTTGTATCAAATTCTTCAGTTTCACTTGTTTGTGATGTTACCAATTTAGCCGCGTCAACAATAGTAGTACCAGGTACTGTATTTGATAACGCTGAGTGGCCCATTGGAACAACAGTCTTAGGTGCAAACTCAAGGTCTGAATAATCACTAATGTAGATATGGTTAGACATATTTGGCCAATCACCATTGTAGGTAAGTTTACCATTTGTGTCTATTGTTACATATCTATCACCAATTACTCTTGGTAGGTAGTTAGTACTTGACTTATCAAAATTCAAGTTATGCCATGATTCAAGTAATGAACCATCATCTACTTTATGTACTGCAAGTGAAAATGAACCATAATCTGAACCAGCAATACTACCAGCCGCTTTCACATTAGAAATAACAACATAATTGTCATCATTTACATTAGAACCATGTGAACGAGTATTAACTTTAAATAGATTAAATCTAGCACTATTAATCATCTGTGATTGAACAGTAGGTGTCGAAGCATTACTATAGTTTGTACTTGAAAAATCTAAAGTAGCTACAGACGCAGAAATGTGTTCTGTACCTGCCCATGCAACAGTTGATTGTGCATTTTTAAAGTTTTTATATAAGTAAACTGGAACGGAAGTACCACCAGCACCCGTAGAAGTTTGTGCATCATAGCTAAATAAATTCTCTATGTAATTAGCACTACTTGTATTAAACGATACATTTACAGAATACGCAGAAACATCACTACCAGAAATTGATAGTGCTGAATCAGTTGTATTTATATCTCCACCAGTTATTGTTGTACCTGATAAATCACCTGTACCACTAACACCACCAGCGGATGGTGCGAGATAAGCAAGTGAATGTGAGACACCAGTAGCGGCGTCAGCACCAGATACGGCATATAAATGTATTACATCATTTGAATATCCGTCTTCTCCGAGAACTCTAACGATAGTAACCGTACCAGCACTCCGTAGATATTGTTCTACGGTATAAGGTGTATAAAAATCTTTCGTGACATCACCAAAAATATCCACAAACTCATTGAAATTTCGAACAATAGTCGGAACAAAAGCAGGCCCCTTAACGGTTGGCCCAATAATTGCCGCTCCTATTTCACCAATAGCTTGTGGAAGAAATGAAAGGTCTTTTTCACGAGTAAATACACCAGGACTGACGATTCTCTCTGCCATTATATTTCTCCTAATTAATTAGTTTTAATTTTACGCATGCGAATATATAACATATTCCTATATAAATAGTCTGCTTAAATCTGAAACGATTGTTAGTTACTTAATTGGTTCGGTTGGTTTATCTTGTTCTACGGGTGTAAATTTACCAGTAGTTGGGTCTAATGAACCAGGCCCATACTTTTTATTAAGTTGGTCAACAAGATTTTTTTCAGTTGCTTGAATATTAACATAATCAACTTCCATTTGAGTTTGTCTATCATCTAAAGTTTTCAATTGTTGTTCTAATAGAATCTTTTGAACTTTTAATTGTCCAAACTCAATAGTCTTATTTTGATATGCTTGTTGTAACTCTTGTAATTGTTTCATTTCCTCTGCAGAAAATTGTATCGTGTCTGCCATTTATATTCTCCTTATAACATTTAGATAACTAAATATAAATATCTTATATAACTCCTAAACGAGTTATTTATTTTCTAATTCTGTTACTCTTTCTTCTAATTCTTTAACAGCGTTAACTAATATCGGTATAACTTGTGATAAATTAAGACCTAAGAAACCTTCTCTATCAGTAAAAGTTATACCATGAGCATCTGAAGAAGTAACTTCTTGAGCGATAAATCCATAGTATGTTTTAGTATCAAGTGCATTATTTCTTGCATTACCTTCATCTGGTGTTTTCCATTTATATGTAACACCACGTAATCCTTTAATAGTATCAAGTGATTGTGATATTTCGAAAATATCTTTCTTTAGTCTTTCATCAGAAGAATGTAATTGTAATTTACCATTTTTATCCGCACCAACATCAATAGCAGCACCAGTAGATAATGTACTAACATATACACCAAGTGTAGCACTCATACTAATTTGTTGATTAGTATCATTTACTTCTATATGTGTACCATTACCATATCCTACCCAATCGTCATCACCAATGAATATAGTTCCCTCAGATTGTAATCTTGCGACCTCGTTAACATCATCAACAGATAAATAAGTACCAAGTGAGAATCCCTTTGCATCACCGATACTACCAACACCAACTGTAGATAATTCTATATTACCAACTGTATCAGACATACTAATGTATGTACTATTACCACTTCTTGCAAAATCACCAATTCTAAGTCCAGCCGAAGTGTCATAAGTAAATGTAGCTTCAGCTGTACCAGTTCCATCTCCATCCGAAGTTATAACTCTATTATTAGCATCTGTAGCTAATGATATTACACCACTTGAACCACTACTTCCACTTGTTCCACCTGCACCAGTTGAACCTGTGTTACCTTGGTCTCCTTGAGCACCAACATCACCTTGGTTACCTTGGTTACCTTGGTATCCTTGGTCTCCTTGGTCACCTTGGTCTCCTTGATGTCCTTGGTCTCCTTGATGTCCTTGGTCTCCTTGGTCTCCTTTGGCACCAGTTGAACCTGAAGAACCACTTGTTCCACTTACAGTTGTACCACTTGAACCACTACTTCCACTTGAACCACTTGTTCCAGAAGTTCCACTACTTCCACTTGAACCAGATGAACCTGAAGAACCACTTGTTCCAGAAGAACCACTACTTCCACTTGAACCACTTGTTCCAGAAGAACCACTACTTCCACTTGAACCACTTGAACCTGAACTTCCACTCGAACCACTTGAACCACTACTTCCACTTGTTCCACCTGCACCAGTAGCACCTATGTCTCCTTGGTCTCCTTTGGCACCAACATCACCTTGGTTACCTTGGTTACCTTGGTATCCTTGGTCTCCTTGGTCACCTTGGTCACCTTGATAGCCTTGGTCTCCTTGATGTCCTTGGTATCCTTGGTCTCCTTGAGCACCAGATGAACCTGAAGAACCACTTGTTCCACTATTTCCACTTGAACCAGAACTTCCACTTGTTCCACTTACAGTTGTACCACTTGAACCACTTGAACCACTTGAACCTGAAGAACCACTACTTCCACTTGTTCCACTTACGGTTACACCACTTGAACCACTTGAACCAGAACTACCAGAAGAACCAGAACTTCCACTTGTTCCACTATTTCCACTTGAACCAGATGAACCAGAACTACCAGAAGAACCTGAAGAACCACTACTTCCACTTGTTCCACTTGCACCAGTAGCACCTGTGTCTCCTTGGTCTCCTTTGGCACCAGTTGAACCAGTAGAACCTGTGTTACCTTGGTCACCTTGATAGCCTTGGTCTCCTTGATGTCCTTGGTCTCCTTGAGCACCAGTAGCACCAACATCGCCTTGGTCTCCTTGAGCACCAGTAGCACCAGTATCTCCGTCTACACCACTTGAACCACTACTTCCACTTGTTCCACTTGAACCACTCGTTCCACTACTTCCACTTGAACCAGATGAACCTGAAGAACCACTTGTTCCATCAGTTCCACTTGAACCACTCGTACCTGAGCTTCCACTTGTACCAGAAGAACCAGAAGAACCACTGCTTCCACTTGTTCCATCTGTACCAGAAGAACCACTTGTTCCACTTGAACCAGAAGAACCAGAAGAACCACTGCTTCCACTACTTCCACTTGTTCCATCAGTACCTGACGTTCCAGAATCACCTTTATCACCAGTTCTAGCAAAAGTAATTACAACGTCCTCTCCTCCGCTAAATGGATTAGAAGCTGATGAATCTACAGGACTTACTGTAACATCAAAGTAACCAGTAAGGTCTGATAAACTTGAAATTGTCCACAATATAAATTGAGAAGTATCAGTTTTATTTGAAATCTTTACATGACCTTTTATAGTAGATGTTGAATCATCAATAGTTTGTAAGTAAGATGATATGTCATTAGCATTCTCATCAGTATCACAAATGTATATACCCGTAGACGCATTTTGTGTAGCATTATCTAATCTTAAATCACCAGCACCTGGATTTGCGTTTGTAGTATTTGATTCAAAGGTATAGTAGAATGAAGCTCCACCGAAATTTCCGTCTACACCACTTGAACCAGATGTTCCACTTGAACCACTTGTTCCACTTGAACCAGATGTACCACTTGAACCACTTGAACCAGAAGAACCACTTGAACCACTACTTCCACTTGAACCTGATGAACCAGAAGTTCCACTTGAACCAGATGTACCACTTGAACCACTTGAACCAGAACTTCCACTTGTTCCATCAGTACCACTCGAACCACTACTTCCACTTGAACCACTTGAACCAGAAGAACCACTTGTTCCGTCTGTACCACTTGAACCAGAAGAACCACTTGAACCACTGGAACCAGAACTTCCACTTGTGCCACTTACACCAGATGAACCAGAACTTCCAGAAGAACCACTTGAACCACTTGTTCCATCAGTTCCAGATGTACCATCCGTTCCACTTGAACCACTGGAACCAGAACTTCCACTTGTTCCACTTGTACCAGAAGAACCAGAACTTCCAGAAGAACCACTACTTCCACTTGTTCCGTCTGTACCACTTGTTCCACTTGAACCAGAACTACCAGAAGAACCACTTGTTCCGTCTACACCAGAAGTTCCATCAGTTCCACTTGAACCACTTGTTCCAGAAGAACCACTTGAACCACTTGTTCCAGAAGAACCAGAAGAACCACTTGTTCCATCTACACCACTTGTTCCGTCTGTACCAGAACTTCCAGAAGAACCACTTGAACCACTTGTTCCGTCTGTACCACTTGTTCCACTTGAACCACTTGAACCAGAACTTCCACTTGTTCCATCAGTACCACTCGAACCACTTGTTCCAGAAGAACCACTACTTCCACTTGAACCAGATGTACCACTCGAACCACTTGTTCCAGCAACACCTGGAGCTCCTTCTAAATTTATTTCCCACGAAGTATATGTACCACTACCAGTATGAGATGTAGAATCAACACTAAAACTTCCATTACCACTATTATACGCCGTTACTTCACCAACAAATTTATTACTATTATCATACGCTATCAGTGCAGATTGACCAGTAGTCCATGATAATCCAGTACCAATTGTTATTGTTACCGAAGTTGGATGTGATGTTGGTATTGTAGTACTCGTAGAAGACGTTGTAGAGAATTTATCAGATACACCACTTGTTCCGTCTGTACCAGAACTTCCAGAAGAACCACTTGAACCAGATGAACCAGATGAACCACTTGTTCCATCCGTTCCACTTGAACCACTTGTTCCAGAAGAACCACTACTTCCACTTGAACCACTTGAACCAGATGAACCAGAAGTTCCACTACTTCCACTTGAACCACTTGTTCCATCAGTTCCAGATGTACCATCTGTACCAGAAGTTCCATCAGTACCACTTGACCCAGAAGAACCACTTGTTCCATCAGTACCACTTGTTCCACTCGAACCACTTGACCCAGAAGAACCACTTGTTCCATCAGTACCACTTGTTCCACTTGAACCAGAAGAACCACTGCTTCCACTTGTACCATCAGTTCCACTTGAACCAGAACTACCAGAAGAACCTGACGAACCACTTGTTCCATCTTCTCCTTTATCACCAGTTCTAGCGAAAGTTACGAGTATATCATCTCCATCTGCAAAAGGTGTAGCTTCATTCGAATCCACAACAGATATTGTAATATCAAAATAACCAGTTTCTTCTGATAAAGATGATATTGTAGCTAATATAAATTTACTTGTATCAAATTTTTTCGATATTTTTACATGACCTTTTATAGTACTTGTGGAATCATCTATTGTACGTAGATAACTTTGAATATCCGTACCATCTATATCATTATCATCTATATAGATTCCTGTAGCACTATTTTGTGTAGCATTATCTAATCTTAACTTACCGCTACCAGGGTCGGAATTAGTTGTAGTAGTACTAAAGTCATATAGAAAACTTGCTCCACCAAAGTTTCCATCTTGTCCACTTGAACCAGAAGAACCACTTGAACCTGACGAACCACTACTTCCACTTGTTCCATCAGTTCCACTTGAACCAGAAGAACCACTTGACCCAGATGAACCAGAAGAGCCACTTGTTCCGTCTGTACCACTTGTTCCATCAGTACCACTTGTTCCACTTGAACCACTTGAACCAGAAGAACCACTTGTTCCGTCTGTACCACTCGAACCAGATGTTCCGCTCGAACCACTTGAACCTGACGAACCAGATGTTCCATCCGTTCCACTCGAACCACTTGTTCCACTTGAACCACTTGAACCAGAAGAACCACTTGTACCACTGGAACCAGAAGAACCACTTGTTCCACTTGTTCCGTCTGTTCCACTACTTCCACTTGAACCTGACGAACCACTACTTCCACTTGTTCCATCAGTTCCAGATGTACCATCTGTACCAGAAGAACCACTACTTCCACTTGAACCACTTGAACCACTCGTTCCATCAGTTCCAGAACTTCCACTTGAACCACTTGTTCCATCAGTTCCAGATGTACCATCTGTACCACTTGAACCTGAAGAACCACTACTTCCACTTGTTCCATCAGTTCCAGATGTTCCACTACTTCCACTTGAACCACTTGAACCACTCGTTCCATCAGTTCCAGAACTTCCACTTGAACCACTTGTTCCGTCTGTACCACTTGAACCAGAAGAACCAGAACTTCCACTTGTTCCTGCAGGCCCCTCAACACCACCAAGATTAAATTCCCACGATGCATATGTACCACTACCAGTATTAGATGTAGAAGCTAATTCTATTACACCTGTACCACTATTATATGAATTTACTGTACCTTGAAATTTGTTACTATTATCTTTTGCTACAAGAGCTGTTTGACCAATCGTCCATTGTAGACCAGTTCCTATAGTTAATGTGACTGTAGTTGGGTGTGATGTTGGTATAGCCGTACTTGTTGAAGATGTAGTTTCGTACGCATCACCAGTTAATCCACTTGAACCACTTGAACCACTGCTTCCACTTGAACCTGACGAACCACTGCTTCCACTTGTACCATCTGTTCCACTTGTTCCGTCTGTTCCACTTGTTCCATCTGTTCCAGAACTTCCACTTGAGCCACTTGAACCACTTGTGCCACTTGAACCAGAAGAACCAGATGTACCATCAGTTCCACTTGTTCCATCAGTTCCACTTGTTCCATCAGTTCCACTCGAACCACTTGACCCAGAAGAACCACTTGTTCCATCTGTTCCACTTGAACCACTTGAACCACTTGAACCAGAAGAACCACTTGTTCCATCTGTTCCACTTGAACCAGAACTTCCAGAAGAACCACTTGTACCATCAGTTCCATCAGTTCCACTTGTTCCAGCGGCACCTGTATCACCTTTATCACCAGTTCTAGCAAAGGTTACAATTAAATCATCATCATTTGCGAATGGTGAAGCAGTATTACCAGATACATGAGCAACAGTAACTTGAAAATAACCAGTTTCTTCTGATAAAGCTGATATAGTAAATAATAAAAATACATCAGTATTAAATTTTTTCGATATTTTTACATGACCTTTTATAGTAGATGTACTATCATCTATTGTACGTAGATAACTTTGAATATCTGTAGAATCTTTGTCACTATCATCTATCGCGATTATGGTAGCAGAAGATTGTGTAGAATGATTAAGTCTTAACGCACCAGTTCCAGGGTCTTGCATCGTAGTAGCTGTAGCAAAATCATATTCAAATGAAGCACCACCAAAGTTTCCATCTTGTCCACTTGAACCAGAAGAACCACTTGTTCCATCAGTTCCACTTGTTCCATCAGTTCCACTACTTCCACTTGAACCTGACGAACCACTTGAACCACTTGACCCAGAAGAACCACTTGTTCCGTCTGTTCCACTTGAACCACTTGAACCACTTGAACCTGAAGAACCACTACTTCCACTTGTTCCATCTGTTCCACTTGAACCAGAAGAACCACTTGTTCCATCAGTTCCACTTGAACCTGAAGAACCAGAAGAACCAGAAGAACCACTTGTTCCATCTGTACCACTTGTTCCGTCTGTTCCAGAACTTCCACTTGAACCACTTGAACCACTTGTTCCGTCTGTACCACTTGAACCACTTGTTCCACTTGAACCTGAAGAACCAGAAGAACCACTACTTCCACTTGTTCCATCAGTTCCAGATGTACCATCGTCACCAGCTACACCTTCTAAATTTACAGACCATGACGCAATAGTACCAGTACCAGTATTAGATATACTTTCACCAACCATTACTCCAGTACCAGAATTGTAACTGGTAACATCCATTAAAAATTGTTTTGTTGCATCACCCGTTTTAGCTACAAGAGCATTTTGACCAGTACTCCAAGCTAAACCTGTACCAACCGTTATTGTTACTGTAGTTGGATGTGATGTTGGTATTGCTATACTTGTACTCGATGTTGTTACAAAAGTATCAGAAATACCACTGGTACCATCAGTTCCATCTGTTCCACTTGTTCCAGAAGAACCACTACTTCCACTTGAACCACTTGAACCTGATGAACCAGAAGTTCCACTTGACCCAGAAGAACCACTTGTTCCATCAGTTCCAGATGTACCATCCGTTCCACTTGAACCACTGGAACCAGAAGAACCACTTGTTCCAGAAGAACCACTACTTCCACTTGAACCACTTGAACCACTTGAACCTGACGTTCCATCTGTACCAGAAGTTCCATCAGTTCCACTCGAACCACTTGAACCACTTGTTCCATCAGTTCCACTCGAACCACTTGTTCCACTTGTTCCGTCTGTACCAGAACTTCCAGAAGACCCAGAAGAACCACTTGTTCCATCTACACCACTTGTTCCATCTGTACCACTTGAACCACTTGTTCCATCAGTTCCACTTGACCCAGAACTGCCAGAAGTTCCATCAATTCCACTTGAGCCTGACGAGCCAGAACTTCCACTTGTTCCGTCTGTTCCAGACGTACCATCAGTTCCAGATGTACCATCTGTACCACTTGAACCAGAAGAACCACTTGAGCCAGATGAACCTGACGAACCACTTGAACCAGAACTTCCACTTGTTCCAGATAACGCGGCTATCGCATCTTCGTCTATTTGCTTTTTTTCTAATAATGCCATATTTTATTCCAAATCTTAACTATAAATATCTAAACATTAAATTTACCATGTGCAACTATCTCATCATCTGCATCAAATTCCATCTCTAAACTACTACTATCTATGTATAACTTAAAATTTGAATCTTCTTGTCTTATTGTACAAGCATAATGTTCAATATATTGACCATTGATAAAAAATATAAAATCTTGTAAATTTGTCTGTTCCATTCCACTTGGTGCAGACGCCGTAACCGCTGTAAATGACGCGGTTGATGGAGCAGTAACCAAATTAGCTTGATATGTACCCTTTGTTCTAATATAATGAAATAAAGACTCGGATACATATGTCATTGATACTGCCGCACTTCCAGTTGTAGGTGTACCTGGTAAACCAAGTGGTTCACCACCTTCAAAAGTTAAATTAGCATCTGTTAACATAGTAGAAGAAGACATATTAGTTTGTGTAGCTCCAAGAAACTCAGAACCTGTAGCTCCACCTATTGTTTGTAACGTACCAGTTCCATTATCAACCATCCACTTCACTTCTGATTCATTCCATAATATTCTAGCATCAGTTGCACCATTACGACCAACTTTCAATCCAGCATCAGCTCCGGCTAACGCTGTAGAACCACTATAATTTAAATCAAGTATTGGGTCTTCTACTCTAAAAGTTTCTGTGTTTTGTATTGATTGACTTCCCTCAACAATCAAATCACCATAAATTTTAACACTACCACTATCATAACCATCTACGAGTAACTGTATAGCTGGGTCTTCTAATGAATTTTTAATTATATTATTATATAATTTAACATATCCTGCTGATAATGTATTTCCAGTACCAACATCTAAACTACCAGTTCCAAGTAGGTTCAGACCAACCTGGCCCCATTGTAATGTTGGTAATCCAGTATCAGAACTTGTTAATTCTGATGATTGTAAAATCCTACTTTGTGAAGTAGGTGGTTTTAATTGTCGTAACGGGTCTATGAGTGGCATCTAACTTGTCTCCTGTTGATATTTTAGAGAAATTGTATCTTCGTCATTTAAATCTATTCCTAACAATACTCTATCTCCAGCTATTTTATTGGTATCTTCAACGTATAGCTTTTTAATTCTTATTTTCTTATAAGTAGAATCTAAATAAGCTTCTACTTTATTTGTGTTACTTTGGTCTGTAGAACCAGACATAGTTCTCAAATCATATCCATTAACTCTGACCTTCAAAGTTCCACTTTTAATTTTTCTTTTATCACCTAATTGAGTTGGATGAAATTCTTGATATTCAGAAGTAGATGATGTCATATGTTGTAATCCAAAATTTTCTTGAATTGTCCACATACTATCTACAAACTCACGACTACAAATATCGGTAGAATACTCTGGACTTCCCTTAACAAGATTCATACTAAATCCATTCTCTCTACCAGCGTTATCATGAAATTTTAAAACATCAGAACCAAACGTAGATTCGGAAATTGGTGTTAAAAAATCACGCGTTGTTCCTATATATCCTTCTACTTGTCTAATAGCTCCATTACGTATTCCAGCCATTTAAATCTTCTCCTGTTGATAAGATATATTTACCAAATCGCCACTATCAAGATTCATTCCATTTCCATTAGTATATAATTTTCTAACACATACTTGTGTTGCTGAAGCACTCATATAAAAATCAATACCACCACTATTTATTTGGTCTGTATTTGATATCATATTAACTCCATTGACATTACACTCTATCGTACCATTTTTAATTTTATATCCACTATCTATAGTTACATTAAAAACTTGAGAATTAGTAGATGCATCTATTGATGATGAACCATTACCATTGAAATGATTTTGTACTCTATAGTAGTTTGTACCAACATAATTCAAATTTACCAAATCACTACCACTTACTTGCGAGCCATCACCTCTCATAATAAATATCGTAGTTCCACCAAAAGTATTAGTAAATTCCAAATCTGTAGCTTGGTTTCCAGTTTGTGTTTCAGCTATTCGTATAAAATCAGATACTCCGCCGAGTTGTTTATTAATTGACATTAAATTCTCCTACTCGATGACTTCTGTCATTGTCACTGCTTTTGGTGTAAAATATTTTCTTGTTAGTATAGCTTTATTAATACTATCTGGTACTAAATATCCTTTAACAGTTAAACTAAAGGTACTTCTAACAATTCTTTCTCTATCTGCTAATTCTGTAGCATCCTCGTATGAGTCTATATTGACCCTAAATTTAAACTTTCCTGGTTCTCCCCAATATGAACCTTCAGACCAGTTAACCTTTTCTATTATTTCATTCATATGTTCAGTATAACTTGTCCATACAATAACATCATATGTCAATATCATATAATCAGGCATCGCAACTGAATGGTATTGTCTTGCTGGTTTAAGTCCATGTACTACTGAAAATTTATCATACCTATTTTCTTTACTATATTGTCTTTCGAAGTGATAAAATAATTGTGGATTGTTAGCATCCATTTTATCTACTGCTAAACTATCATCTTTAGTTACACTTGTTCTTTTAAATGTTATTACTGGAAGAATAACTTGTTTTCTATTGTCTCTTATAACACCATCAACTTGAGCTGACTTCCACCTTTCTGCATTTGAATAAAGAACAGGAACTCTAGCTCGTTCTCCATTCTCATCAATAGTAGGTTTTATAACATCGGAAAAATAATACATAATAGCCGCATCAACATCCATCAAACTAACACTTAAATCATTAGCTACATCCTTTTTTCTCGATAATTGTGTACCTCTATTCGCAGTTGGGCCCATACCTCTTTGTTTTTCTTGTACCTTTGGTATCGGTCTAAATCTTCCAGCCATTATATTCTCCTAACCCTTTCAATTTGTAATGTAGATGACCTAATTATATGTGCAGTACAATTAACCGACCAATTTTGGTCATATTGTCCACCTATTAATTGGTTTTCATTAATACCATTAATTTCAAAGTGTGCATAATTCCACTCTACTATATCACCCAATTCTGGAACTAATTTCAAATCTGTCAATGTCTCTCTTAACATAAAAAATGTAGCATCTTGTAATGCATCAGCACCAAATTCATCTAAATTAAAATCTATATCCCCACTTTCAATCATACAAGCAAATTCAACACCAGGTTTGTAAATTTTACCACCAGTAGATTCACCATACAAATTAGTAGACGTATGTTCTGCAGAAACTTTAAAGAGTTTTATTGTTTGATTTATTATACCATCTTTACTTAGACGTAAATCACCAACTAACTCTTTATTAAAAGTTTCAAAAGTCCTTAAATCATTTGCCGAATTAAATCTTCCTGCCATAACTCTATCCTATATAAATACTTAATGGAACTTTTTTCAAAATCTCTTGTGTCGCTTCAGCTTCAGCCGCTTCTTCCTGCATTATCTCATCACCACCAGAAGAATCTAACATTTCTCTTAATTGTTCAACAAGAGTATTCTTTTCATCCGTAGCTTCTGAACGTAAAGTATCACCATCCAATGTTGTTTCCGCACCTGGAATTGGTATAGTACCATATTTACTTCTTATAATTCCCAATAACTCTTTACATAGAGCTAATGTGTATTTTCTAATCCATTGTTTACCTGGGTCGTTAATATCTTTATAAGACATATTATCATATCGAATATTTGAGAAATCAGATTGTACTGCAGTCTGACCACCAGATGTATATTCATCTGTGACTTCATTTGATAATGTTTTCCACCTATCATCTTTTCTGATATATTGAAAATACATCTTAAATGTAGATGTAGGTATTGGAAAAACTCTCAATTTATTATTAATTAATTCAAATGAATATGCCGATTTTCTTATTTGGTCATTAAATTCTATTGCTTGCATCTTTAATATATCAGCATAAACAGGCATTAATGTAAATTGAACACCAGGTGAATATTCACCCCAACCAAATGAATCAATAACATTATCAGTACCTTGTCCAGTTCCAGCATAAGGGTCAAAGTATCTCGAAACAGCTGGTGTAGCTTCATGAAATACTCTTTTAATCTCTATTGGTGAACTACTTTCAGAAACAATTGCCCAACTATCTAAATCGTAAGTTTGTTGACTAGCTGATGTTTCTATATACCCAGTTTTCCAATCAACTGAACCACCAACTCCAACTTCTGCTCCATATGCTTCTGATATAGTTATAGCTCTTCCTAAATCGGATACCACCGTATGTGTAAAATTAGAAGATGTTGGGGCTCCTTGTAATTTAAGAATATTTTCTCTTATATTAAATTGATTTACAATAGAAGAATATTCTGTTACCGCTTCCTCAAAACAAGCATACATTTGTGTACCTTGTAATTCCACGTCCATAATGGGATATCCAAGTCTTTTAGCACACCACTCTGCAGTTTGCACAGAATGAGTTACATAAGTCACATCACTGGTATAAAAACCAAATGGAACATCTGTCGCGTCTGTATATGAACCACTTCCTGGCCATATTGGTTGAGTTGCCATATTGTTCTCCTAATTTAATAAATGTACATTTTATATCAATAATAAATATCTTGCTATAAAAAAAGGGATAATATGTCTATAAAGAATTTTGAAAAAGATTTAAAGCTTCTCTTTTATCTCTTACTTCAATTCCATTAACTTGAAAACTTTTGCGTCCTGAATTATATAGAATATGTGGTATCTCTTTACCAATCATTATTCTATTATCCATATTTTTTTGTGGTGTAACCACTCTTAAATTAGATAAATTAGCATTTTCTCTATTTCTATCAATATGGTCTACTACCATTCCATTAGGTATCTCACCATAAAAGGTTTCTGCAACTAATCTATGAACTGATTCTGTTAGTTGTACACCTTTTTCTAATCTTAGATTTAATCTTGGATATCCACATCTATCTAATCGAGTTCTCATAACTCGTTTAGTTTTAATATTACGCACATTTCCTCTATCAGAAATTTCATATCGTTTAAATTTTGGATGTTGTTTGTATGTTTCCATACATATAAATATAACATAGTACAAAAAAAGGGTAACCAAATAAATGATTACCCCTTTTTATTTCATCAGTTCTAAATACTAACTACGATTAAACGTAATTAACATCAGCAACGATAACTTTACCATAGAACTCAGGTCTTACGATTTTCTTCGCATAACGAGTCATAACACCTTTTCTTGGCGTAAAGTTTGTTGGGTCATAGACCAACGGAGTCATGATAAGTGGTACATACGGAGCGTATACAGCACCAGTTTCTAAGAAATTACTTCCTCTGAAACCAACAAGTATTACGTTCTCGTGCATGTATGGATTCTTGTAGACCGTAAAACGGTTGTTCAATAGTCCAACTTTTTGAACACCCATTGCGAATGAACTATTAGCAGCATTACCATCTGAATCAGATGCATATCCAGGGATAGACTCAATGATAGTAGCAACTTCAGGACTTACGACCATAAAGTTAGCTCCACCACGTAGAGTCTTCTGATGAATAGCATTAGATACAGCTTGTATCTTATTACCGAGAGTCTGGAACCAAGTTCCTTTTACATAAGCTGATGCATTAGCAGATGATTCTGCGAAAAGAGCGGTAGAAGAATTATACTCATATCCTACTCTAGCAGACCAACGTTCTGTTTTAGCATTAGCATTACCCATCAACATATCAAGGATTTCCAAATCAATTTCCATTGAAATGTACTCAGATAACATTGCAGTTAACTCAGCTTCTGCGTCAACAGAATGATAAGCGTTAAGGTCTTGAGCTAACTCAGGAGTCCATACAGCTTTCAATTTACGAGTTTTTGCAACAATCGGAATAGATTTCATTTGGATATCTATTTCTGGAATACCAATATCCGTTGCTGGTTCGGTTGGTGAAGAATCTTCAAAATCACCACGAGTAACATCGGTTGGTGCTTTGTGATACTTCACATAGATATTTCCATCAACTTCGTACGCACCAGAAGTCTTTACAACAAAGTTCCAGTTTGAACCATCCCAACTTGAGTAAGCAGGATAGTAGTCAGCGATAGCCGCGGTTGATGAACCAGAAATTTCAAAAGCTCTAACGCCATCGAAATCTGGATTTGTCATACCATCGTCCGCAAGAGCGACAGTAACTTTTCTCAGGTTATCAAGAGAAGAACTCAAAGATGGTTCGAAATCAACATCACCCCATACAACAGAAGCTGAACTATAGCTTGTTATTGTTGCAACAGATTCGTTGATTGAATATCCAAATTTACCTGCCCCATATAGACCACCAGAAGCGTCAGCATCAGAACCAGAAGTGTTACCATGAACATCTGAGTTTTGAGTGTGACCTGGTTGTGCGGTACCATATTTGAAATCAAGGTAAAAAATAAGTCCTGAAGGAAGGTTCATTGGCTGAACAGATACGAAATCTTGTGCAGCTAATTCACCAAAAATCCTACGTACCAAAGGAAGAGCAACACCACTCCACTCTTCAGAGTTAGCAGTTGTGCTTGTTTTAGAAGACTCATCAATTAACTGACGAGCTTGGTTTTCCAAAAGAGTAGCCATACTCATGACTTTAGTTTCGGAATCTATTCCTTCGAGTAATCCAGTGGGCTCCCACTTTCCTACTAACTTACGAGTTTCCTCTAACCGTTCCTGATATGGATTATAGCCATCCATAAGGCCTTCAATAGATTTTAAATTACTATTTTTAGACATTTAATTTCTCCTAAACGGTTGTTATTAAAGAATTTTAGCTAGTTTCTGAAATCTGTTCTTCAACTCAGAACCTTCAGCCAAAACTTCTTTAGTTTCGGTTTTAGGTTTTGTAGAAGCAACAGCTTTAGAAGCTGAACCTTTGTTCTCATTTACAGATTTTTTAGCAGAAGAACCAAACGATTCAGCTATAGTTGAAAATACCAACTTAACTTCACGTAGATTCTTTGCTCTATCAAACTGCTCAATGACTTTAATTTTCTGTTCATTAGTCATAGAATGATTCCTGAACAACTTGTTAGTAAACAAGAGTTTAGCATTGAGTAGATTGACCTCATTTAATTTAGACCGTAGATACTTAACTACTTCGCGATGTTCTCCAAGTTCAGATTTAAGTTGAGTAATTTCATCCACTTCTTCTTCCTCTTCTTCCTCTTCTTCTTGTAGAGCTTTCAACACTTCTTCAAGGTCAAGTTCCTCTTCCATATCCTCTTCACCCTCTTCATCAGCTGGTGCTTCGGCATCTAAATCTAAATCACCTTCATCATTAGCAGGTTCAGGCATGAACTCAGAATCATCAGCAGCGATGTCAACTGGTGCATCACCAAGGTCAACTTCGTCTTCTTCTTCAGGTGAAGCGAATTCATCTTCCTCTTCCTCTTCAGTCAGGTCTGATTCTAATTCTCTCAGAACTGCTTCAAGGTCAAGGTCGTCATCTTCTTCATCACCTGCTTCTTCTTCATCACCTTCTTCAGCTTCTGGTTCTTCTTCGGCTTCTTCAGCTTCTTCTTCACCAGCTTCTTCAGCTTCTTCTTCTGCACCTTCTTCAGCATCTATTTCAGCTTCATCTTCTACAGCGTCTTCAGCTTCTGCTTCTTCTTCTTCAGCTTCTTCGTCTTCTTCATCATAAAATTCATCATCTTCTAATTCGTCTTCGACTTCATTCTGAATCTTTTGTGAAAGCATTTGATTTAGTCTTGGAGTAAAGGCTTCTTGTAAAGCTACTTTGGCGTTTTCCAACGCGGTCTCACGAACTGCTTTTGCATCTGCGATTGCATTTTTCAAAAGGTCGTCCATTTTAATTCTCCAAATTAAAGGATTCTATTGTTATTTAGGAACAATAATACTGAACTATCTTCAGTACACCATATCAGGACTTACCAGGCATGGTAAAATGGTGTATTTGATTTTTATATAAATATCAGCTAAAAAAGTAAAACGTTCAAACCCCCTTCAGGTTTTTTCCCGTTCCATTCTTAACTTATCATATTTAATTCTAAGTTTTGCCTTAGATTTTTTGAGTCTTTTTATATGAGAAGGCTTCTTATAGAACTCCCTTTCTCTCAATTCGAGTAATAACCCAGACTCTTTTACTTTTTTCTTAAACTTTCGTAGAGCGAACTCTATCTTATTATCTCTTACATCTACCTTTATTGCCATATAAAACCTACTTTTCTTTTTTTAACTAAGTTCGTAATCTCCATAGTCATCTGATAGTTTCATTTTTAGTGCATCAGCTAAATCTTCGAGTGACGTATGAAAATTCTCATCATCATCTGTTCTCATTCCAGCTGTTATTTTAAAACCAACAACGTTTTTACCCTCAATGTCTGCTAACATACCTTGTTTCGTACCATCTAAGTAAAATACCTTACCTTTCATCTTACCAAACTTTTTAAGTTTACTAATTGGTATTTCTTTTCCTAAAAATATATCAGTTGATTCTGATAATTGTGTTTTGAATAATCTTTCGTAATTTTCTTTTAAAAAATGTTTTGTCATTATGAATTTTTCCAGTTTTTATCTACCCAATTAAAGAAATCTTTCTTATCTTCATCACTAAGTTCATCTGGTGAATCAACACCAAACTTCTTCATAGCCGCTTGAAAGAATTTCTGATATGCTTCTTTGTCACCACTCTCTGGTTTATCTAAGTCTTTTACATCAGCTTCACTTAAAGTATTAGAATCCTCTATTTCGTAATATCTACTTAAAATGTTACCCATATCTTCATAAAGAGTTTCCATTCTACGTTGCATTAAATTTGATTCTTTCGCAGCTTTAACAAATTGAGTAGCTAAACCACCAAGTTCTTTCATATTTCGTTTTACCGACACTCTATCAAACCAATCATCAGTTTCATTCATAGTATGAATCTTTGCAGACTCAACAATTTCTGATAGTTTAAGAGCTATGTCTTTTAAATTTGTTTCTCTATAAATATCTTTACCTATATGACCATAATTCTTAACGTCTTCAAGAAAACGATTAACATTAATAGTTGCTTCTGATTCAGACCAAGACTCTGGGTTTCCTTCCTTGACCAAGGACGATAATTTAATACCAGAACCACGAACTTCGTCATTCACCTTAAATGGCTTTCCAGTGACTACACCACCTGCCATAAAAAATTCTTTTAATACTTTCTTTTTCATTGTAAATCCCCTATTTTTTGGGTTGTTCTTTTCCTTCTTCACCCTTTGGGTCAGTACCAACTGACTTGGCTCGTTTTAATCTCTCATCTCTTTTGGCTTGTATATCAGACCGAACATTATTCATCTTATTTTCATCATTATTGAACGCCGCCGTAACAAATTCCCACTTTAATGAGTATTCTTCTTTTCTTATTTCTAAATCTTCTATTAAATTTTGTAATGCAACATAATTTTTATCACCAGCTTTTGTTTGTGATTGTAATGCACCCAATCTTTTTATCTCATCATCTATTGCTTTATTATATGTAGCTTTAGCATTAGATTGGTTATTGATATATGTTGCAGAAACTTTAGTGTATCCAACTCTACCACCAGTTGCACGTCTTTCTTGGTCTTCTTTACCCCTAATAGCCGCTAAACTATCTATATTAGCACTAACAGATTTTGTTTTAGTTTGTTGTTTCTGATATTTGGATTTAGGTACAATAAATTTATCACCACTCAACAAAGCTTGATGTCTCCATCCATCTATATCAGAACTTGTTATTCCTTTCGAAACCTTGGTTGCTAAGTCAAATAAACCTTTATCTTGTTTTCTTTGACCTGTTTCACCACCAGCTACTTTAGAGTAATCTTGAACGGGATGACCACCTTTGGAAACTGGTGCTTCCATAAGTTCACGAATACATTCTTTAATTATTTTTCTAATATCAGTTTGGTTCATTATTTTTTTACCTTTATTTTGATGGTTGCCAGAAGCCGTCTCGCATTGATTCGGCAGGTGGTATATTAGACCACATCCATTCATGGTCTCTTGCTCCTTTAGGTATGGTAGCTTGATAAGTTTGTTTTCCATCGGTAACTTTATCACCTTCTCTCACTTTGATACCTCTTTCCCATTCTTGAGTTCTTCCACCGATAGACCCGGCCGGGTCTTCTCCGACAGACTTAGCTCTCTTCTTTATTGTATCTCTTTTAGATTCTATATTTGTACGAGCGTTATTCATAGCAGTTGTATTACCATTATAAGCCGCTGTCGCGAAATCCCATCTTAATGCATATTCTTCTTTTTTATATCCTAAATCATCAATTAAATTTTGTATAGCTACATAAGTTTTTTCAATTGTCTGACCACCACCTTTTATATAAGCAGCTTGAAGAGTTTGTAGAGCCGTAATCTCAGCATTTATTGCCGAGTTATAAGCACTTTTAGCAGCAGACTTTTGGTTGATGTAAGAAGCACTCACCTTCATTTTAGCACCACCTAATGCGGTTGACCTTCCACCTTGGGATTTTCTTTTAACATCATCAGACGCACGTATTGAAGCTAGATTGTCAAGTGTACCACTAACAGCTTTTTGTTTAGTTCCTCTACCACCTGGAGTTCTTGTACCTTGGTATTTAGATTTTCCGATAATTGCTCTCTTATCAGTTAATGCATCCGTTCTCCAAGCATCAATTTTACCTAAGTTCTGACCTTTTATTATAGACGCTAGTGCAGAAGCTTTAGTAGTTCTAAACGATTTTCTTGACCCAACATTTCCACCTTTCCAACCTCTTTCTGAACCTGCTCTTTCACCAGCATCACCACCTAATGAAGTATAAGACCGTAATGTATATCCACCTTTAGATATTCCACCAGGTAGAGCTGGTGAAGCCCCACCAGCAGATTTGGAACCAGGAGCTTTACCTTTTCCTTCTAAAATTTCACCTATCATTTGTTTTATCATATATTTAAATTGAGATTTTTTCATTTTACTTTCTCCAAAAATTTGTTTATAATTATTATCTGGATTTATATATTTAATTCCAGCTCCACTTTGTTGTGTACTATCAACTTTATGTTTTTTCATCTTTGATGGAACACTTGTCATTCCATTTCCAATTTGTTTTTCAAGAACTTCTTCTTCATAGTCTTCATATACACTCTTAATTCTTTTAGGTTTTATTGCACTACCTTGTACTTTTGCTTTAGCTTTTTCTTCTACTTCATTAGCCAATTTAGCATTTTTGTTTGGGAAGTATCCTCTTCCATCAAACTTATCACCCTTTTTACCAGAAAAACTATTGGCTTCTTTAGAAACTTGAACCAACGTCTTCCATTTTTTAGACTTTTCCATTATATATAAATATTAGATTACTTAAAAAAGTCTTCGTTCATAGTATAAAGTCTTTTGTGTTTGTTTCCAACCACCAACTGTATCACCTTTTCTATTTCTAAAATACCAAATACCAGGTTTGGTTAAATCGTCAACAACTGATTTCCACTTGACTTTTAATTGTTTTAACATCTTTTTAGCATCTTTTAAAGATGGTATATTGATTATAAATTTCTTTGGCATATTCTTATCCATTGGTTTAGACGGGCCTCCACCTCCGAACCAACTTGATGTACCTCTACCCCAAGCTTCAAGAAATAATGGGTCTGGTATCTCCAAAAACTCATAAACAATATTACGAACATCACTTGGAAATCGTGTATCTTGTCCAAAAGATTCAATATTACTTCTAAATACAGTTGCAGAATCACCAGTACCCAAATTTAAAGCATTTATAACAATCTCATCCTTATCTTTATGTAATAAAACTGTATATAAAGAATTATATGTGTGACCACCACCATCATCTCTTTTAAAAAATGTTCTACCAATGACAACATATGATTTATCATAACCAGATTGTTGAATAGTGTTAGATACATCTCCGGCAACACTACCAACAAAGTCACCACCAACTACAGCCCCAGTATCAGCTTCTAATAGTATTTCTTTTACTATCTTTTCTACTTCTGAACGCATCCTTTTGGATATCTCTATAGCTTTTAATTGTTTCAACGCTTTTTCCTTTGAATCATGTGTTCCAAGTCGTTTCCCGCCTTTTTTAGGATAGACTGCCCACTTACTACCAATCTTTTTAATCATTTTCTTTTCAATTTTTTATTTGGTGAATATCTACGAAAACCATCTCTAACTTTTCTCCATAACATTTTCATAAAAGGTCTTTCACCCTCATGTGTTCTATTTAATGGACCAGTATCAATTCCTCTTACAATATCCATAGCATCATATCTACCACCCTTTACACCATCCATCATTATTTTAATTATTTGTTGAGATGCTTTACCTAAAATTTTTGACATTTTCGTAATATCTTGATTTAAAATTTGTTGTGCTTCTGGTGAACTAAAAGCCGCTTCATTTATGGATTCAAGTGATAACCAACCTTTTTCATTAGCTAAATGCCAAGTTTCTTTTGTAAATCGTTCTTTTCTATTACCTGGTGCTACAAACAAATAACTTGTTCCTGATGGGTCACCTTTTACTTTATGTCCTACTGATATATCTTTTAATGTGTATAATCTACGAGGGTCATTTTGAAATCTTATTTTAAGTCTGTTAATATCTTTCTTTTGTGGAAGAAGTGTTGTTTTGAATTTACCTTCATTTACGGATTCGTTATATCTTTTATCACTTAACATATCCTTCATTAACTTTGATTTGGCAATTATGTAATCCAATTCTGTTTCTATAACATCATCATTTTTTTGTTGGATACCTTTTACTAAATCTTTTACTGAACCTGCAAGATATCTTGCTTGACCTTTTAATTCAGCAAATCCTTGTTTACTCAAATCTTCCTTTACTTGAAATGGTGGTCTATCTTTATCAGTATAAACTTTACCTTGAACTATATCTTTTAATTTCATTAATCTCTCTTGTAAGGAACTACTTTATTTAAAAATTCTTTTCTTTTAGTACATCCACCACATTCTTTAATTGTACCACGAGATACTGTATTGATAGCTCGTGCAATTGTATCACCGAGACCTCTATCAATTTTTTTTATAGCATTATTTTCTTTATTTGTAAAATTTTTCATTTTATAGATTCATACTTTGTCGTTTTTTCATAGACTTCGCTCGTTTCTTTAAAATCTTACCCATTTTAGCTTTCATAGCCTTTGCACGTTTTCTAGCGGCTTTTTTTCCAATTTTTACATCTTTAGCAGTCTGTTTTTTACATTTTCTTCCACTACTATCTACTTTAAATCCTGGTGGACATTGTAATTTTTTAACTCTTTTACCCTTTTTAATTTTTATAACCCATTGTCCAACTTCTGTTAAACTTTCATCCTTTGAAACTACATCAACGTCAAATTGATATTCTTCTTTGACGTACTTCTTTATAAATTTGTAATTTTTTATAAGTAATCTAGCATTCTCATCTAAATCTTCAAACGCATTACGAACAACTTCTTGGTTTAATTCATTTTCTTCTGGTGTTTTTTTAGGGTCATCAGGTTTCATGATGAAATCCATATACTTTGGCATATTAGTTAAGGTAGGAATAAGATTTTGTGCCGCACCAGTCATTCCAGCAATCAAACCTTCAAGAGTTTCATCTCCATCACCCTCATTTAATTGTTCAATTCGGAAATTCTTCCATTTTTTCCACATATTATGATTCATATTTAAATACCACTTAATATATCAGAAATTATAGATTCGGTTTTACACCACTTATCACAAATAGTTCCATCTTCCCTTACATCTTCTCTATTAACACTTTCGTTCATTGGATGCATAAACGCACCATGTGTAGATGGATTGGATACGAAATCAAAAGCTATCAATTCAAAGTCTTTTTGTACTTCTACTGTATCATCATCTTTACTTTCTGATACTGAACCCATACCGCGGGAAGAAATACCAAGTTTAATACCAGCTTTAAATAGTTCTTTTAATATATTTCCAGCAGGTGTTGTTAAAACTTCAATCTTACCAAGTAGATTGTCTCCTTCCCACCACATATCTCTTACATTGTGAGAAACATTCTTTAAATTAACAACCGAAGACTCTGGATGGTCAAGTTCTCCCATCGCTCGAGCTTCCTTTACAAATTCTTTTGTATATTTTGTAGATTCTCTCATTAAAATCTCTTTTGGATATACTCTTCCATTTTGATTCTTTGAGTTAGCTCTTTGTAGTACACCACTAACAATCAATTTACCAGAATTATCTGTAATTGATTCGTTTATATGTTGTGATGATACTTCAAAAAGTAAAGTATCTATTAAAAGTGATTTCGTCATTTTCTAACTCCTTATTTCATAAAATCAAATTCTTTATTATTAAATTGAGTTTCAAACTCTTCGGCATAATCTTTTGCCAACACTAACCTATCCTTCTTAGTAAACATATCACGAGCACTACCTCCGTAATTTTTAGCATATGATTTAGCACCATCGTCAACTAAGTATTTAAAAGCTTTAACAGCTAATTTAGGATTAAATTTATTCCTTTTCTTAAATTTAGATAAATTTTTAAGAATAGGTATATATCTTGACTTATAAATTTTAGCATCATTATCAATAAACAATCTTAATTCTCTAGCTTCGTCTGATAGTCTCTCCTTTAATATACCACTTCTGTCTAACTTCTTTAATTCTTCATAAACCATTTGTTTTAAAGTAATTATAGACTCATTTTTCTTCTTTTCATCAATTTTCTGAAGTAAGAATCCTTTTGCAAGTTTTTTCTCTCTTACAAATTCGGTATCTCCGTATTTTCTTCTTAGAGTAACGGGTAATTCTACATTACCACCATGATTGATAAAATGAGCAACTCTTTTTGCATCAACTTTATAAATTTTTCTCCACTTATTTTCTGGAAGATTGTTTAACCAACGATGTACTTCTTTTATTTTAAATCGTTTCAAAGTTAACTCCTACTTTTAAGAATTTCTTCTCTCATTTCATTCAATGATTTTATCAACCCATCAAGAAATTTTAAAGTTTCCACTTTACTTGGTTCTTGACCTCTAACTTTAGTTTTTTCAATGACCCATCTTCTTTTTAATTTAAATAAACTTCTTAATCTATTCAAAAAAGTGGGGCCATTACTATCCCACTGTATCGGCATAATAGATTCAAGAAACTCTTCTCAAATTTGGGTCAATAGCCAACATATATCCTAAGACTGTTGGTTGTTTATGACCACCACCATATCCAGCTTTCTTCTTTTTCTTCTTCTTACTTACCCAATATGGTGTTGTTGGTGGCCCTTCCCCACCATCTATGTTAGCAGAAACTGATGCTTCATCTAAAACATCAAGTATCATCTGCTTCAACAACTCTTTAAGTTGTTGTTCCTTAGTTTTTTGTGATGACATTCTTTACTTCTTTAACTAATTCATAGTATCTCATCAAATTAACAACATCGTCATCTCTAACAATTTTATGATTTGTCATATTCTTAGTTAATTTGGTAGCTTCTTTTAATTTAATGGTTGTAACTTTATCATCAACATTTTTCAACATTGATTTTAGTTCTTTTGTCAATTTATCAACTTCACTATTAATAAATTCTCTTAAAGAATTAGTATTAGAAACATTTTCTATATATTTTTTCAATAAAGCTTTTTGTTGTTCATTTAAAGATGAATATTTTGAATTAAACTTATCAACTAATATACTATAAGATAACAATCTCATATCTTTTTCTTGTTGTTTATAAGTTTCAATAATTTTATTGGTCTTTACATTCGTTTCAATCTTTTTATTAATAATATGTTCTATTATTTCAAACCTACTTTTAACCTCATCGGTTGGGTCATTCTTATGTATCTCTGTTGTGTATCCAAAAACTTTATATATAGAAGCCAAAAGTTTATAATTTGGTATACGAGAACTAAAAAATTCTGAAATGTCGTATGTATCTTTTATATCTTTAATAAGATTGTACTTTTCTTCTCGTAATTTCTTATTAGATAATTTTTGTCTGGACTTTATTACAGCTTCGACCATTTTTTCAGCTTTATATTCAGTTGGAAATTTTTGAGTAATAATAACATTATAAAGTTGCAACTCTTTCCCCAATTCTGTATTTTCTTTGAAATACTTTTTTAACATCGCTACTGCATGTGACTTTTTACTATTATTAATAATGTCTGCAGTTACTTGTCTGGAAAGTAACTCAAATAATATTCCAGTATTTTTAATTTTTAAATGTTTTATGAATGAACTCATGTTAATTACTCCATTAAATTTTTTATACTATGATACAATTATAAATATTAAAGTATTTTATTTATCGTTATTATCTAAAGTATCTTTTACTTCACGTTTATACTCTTCATCTAAAGCAGTGGTTTCTTTCAATAATTGTAAACCACTATTTCCCAGTGACTTTTTTAGTTTATCTAAATGTGCTAAAGCTAAAGTACTAGCTCCCTTCTTCATATCGTGTGCACCAAGTGGGTCTCTTCCTCTAGCCGAACCATCTTTGCCAAATTTTGGTGGTCTCTTTGGCCTACCAGCACCTTCCCATCCACCTTCTGGACTTCCACCTTCTGGCCCAAGTTCTGTTCCTGTTCTAGCCATACTATCACCAAAATCATCTTCACCAAAATCATCCTCACCTGAACTACCTTCCGCTGCTGGGTCTGCACCTTCTTGTTCAATTGACTCGTATCTGAACATTCTTTTTTGGTCATCAACTAATTGTTCTCTTACCTTTTTCTTTTCTTGAGCTGTAAATCCAAAAATTTCATCATACATAAATTCAGTTGGTAACAACTTATTATCTTTCATATTAGCCGCTAAATCTATTTTTGTAGACCACAATTCAAGTTTTTCTTGTTCATATATCATTGATGGATTAGTTAGACCCAACTCAAAATTTACAAGGTCTGCATCTTGGTAACCTTGTGCATATAAATGAATTATACCAATTTTAGTTAACTCACTAACAACAATTCTTTGTACTCTTTCAATAGTACGAGCAAACCTAACGTCTTCAGCGGCCAAAGTTGCTTTCGCATTAACCTCTTCTTCATATCCCAAGAAAGCTTTCGGTATCTTTAGTGCGGCCAACATTTTGTTTCTTAAATATTCGATATCTTCCACAGCTTCAAATGTCAATCCAGCGGCCGTATCAATCTCCGTACCACTATCACCACCACGAACTGGTAAGAAAAAATCTTCTGTTATATTTTGGACATTATACTTTAAATTGTAATCACCAGTATCTTTATCAATAACTGGAGCTTTCTTCATTTTATTAATGATTCGTTGCATATAGTTATCAACTTCATTTGGTGGTATGTTTCCAATATCAATCTTGAATATTCTCTTTTCTGGTGCTCTCATGATACGATGTATTAACATAGCGTCTTCCATAAGAATTAATTGTTTCCAAGATTTACGAGCTCCTTCAATCATAGACTTTCCATATGGTATCATATTACTATCGGATAATAATCTAAAGTGAGCTACTTCATAATTTTCTAATTCATTATTGTTTGGATTCATTCTAACTGTATGTCTATCTTGTCCATTTTCAATAATGAATTTTACATAATAAGGATTCTCTGGGTCATCACCCTCTGAACGTGTAACATCATATGCAGATAGTGGAACTACATTTGTAACTCCATATTTCTCATGAATATCCAACTTCAAAAAGAAATCACCATATTTACACATATTACGAATCCATGGCCATAAATTAAATTCTATATTCAAAACATCATAATAAAGATTGTGTAAAATATCATGTATATTATCCGAATCTGAACGTATATTTAATATCTCACCATATTCAGACCTCATCGTTGATTCGTCTGCGTATATATCAAGTGCAGATGATAAAATGGAATCATTATCCATTGATTCATAGTCTTGAAATAAACCAACTCGTTGTGAAGATGCTAATGTGTTATTTTTTGTACCCCAACCCATTGGTGACATATTGTTATACAACTTAGTAAACCTATCTGTCATATCTTGGTTTATAGCTTGTACCCTATTGGTGTCAGCTACTTTTAAAGTTCTCCCCCCTGCATGCCTAACAATGACATTTGTGGAAAATAATCTTTTTAATCTAGCTCTTAAACTTTTATCGGCCATTTTATCCTCTTCCTTATATTAACCATTCTAATGATTCTTTACCATCACCAACATCCATTTGCCAACTATCGTTTTTATTGACATCTTCGGTATCATAAACACCTTGATGGGATTGAAAATAATCGAATGAACGTTTTGTAAGTTCTATACCTTCTGCTCTCAATCTTAGAGCCGTATCTCTAACCCACAAACCTATAGCTAAACTCATAACAAGGTCATCATTGTACCCTACCATAGCTTCAGCTCTACTATTCTTATATATAAATACAAACAACTCATCAATTAATCGTTGTGAATTAACGCTTACTGACTTTTCTCTGAAATATTCCTCTAATTTAGCAATAACAAGTGGTCTTGTCTTTGCTGTCATACTAAATCCTGGAACCATGTTCCTATCTTGACTTCTATATCTATTTGTCAATTGTTTTGCTGTATCTACATACATTAAATCTTTTGATGTATAAAATAAATTCGGATATTCTGAATCTATTATGGTTTGTATAGCAGACCAACCAATATTATTGTTTTCCACAATTAATAATGCTTTATTATACTCTGTAGCAACACTTACACACATATTACCAAAATCTTTAGTTCCAATTTTACCTTTATATTCTGCTACTTGTTTCATTGACTCTACATCAATCACATGAAACGCTGAAAAGTCTGTACCATCTCCTCTACTAACATCAGCACTTAACACATAATCTTTAGAATAATCTGGATATTCCCATATCCACATATTAGAATCAAATCCTCTTCTTTCAATTGGTTCTTTTACAAAATTTTCTCTATAATCTTCTATTATAAGACCATCAATTACAGTTTGACCAGAAGTTATAAAACTACAATCACACTCTTGAGCGGCTAACGATGGCCCTAATAATAAATCTTGTTTACTTCTCCACTCTTCTCCTCTTTCTGGGTGTATTGTCCAATGTAATTTTATAAAGTTCCATCCATTTATCCCATCTTCGGCATCCATCCAAGTTCTATGAAACCAATTACCAACACCATTTGGTGTAGATAGTGCAATACATTGACCACCCGTAGATAGTGTTTGTGATGCGGCAGCCCATATTGTATCAATCTTGTCTATAAATGCAGCTTCATCAAGAACTAATAGAGATAGTGCTTCTGAACGACCAGCTTCTTCCGAACTTGCTACAGCTTTAATTTGTGAACCATTTTTATATCTCAAAGATAATTTGTTATCTTCAACACAACTTTGTTTTAACCAAGATGGTAAATTAGCATGCATAACACGAACTTTTGTTACAAGATTTTTAGCAGTATCTTGTTTTGTAGCAATAACAAGAATATTTTTATCTTGATGAAATGTCATTAACCAAAGTGAATATCCAGCTGTTAATGTTGATATACCCAACTGACGTGCTTTTAAAATAACACTAAGTCTATTATCTTTAAAGTCCTCCAATGTTTTTTCTTGAAAATCCCATAATTGAAATGGTATTTTGCCTTTAATTGGATGCTGTATCATACAATACTTCTTTAAAAAGTATACTGGGTCTTTGGCACACTTGACGTATTCAGACCTAACTAATTGTTTTAAGTCTTGTTTATCACTCATTATGCTACTGAACTTGAATACATTGTCTGTACTTTACGTAAATAAGTTTCTGTTTGTGAAATTAAAGATGCGTCACTACCACTTGCATTCAAATTAACAATTTCTGTTTGTAATGAATCTGCAATAGTTGATAGGTACGTAGGATTTCTAAGATTTCCTCTCTTATTATCACTAAGAGTTTGTATCTTTGTCTTTAACTCTGTAATTGAACTTACAGCCATGTTAGTTCTCCTTAGTTTCTATTTTAGATAGTTCTAAATCTATCTTTTCTAATAATTCTTTATAATGTCCTATAGCTTCATCGGCTTGTTCTATAATTTTTTCTTTATTAACATCCCATTTTTCTTTTTCAACGGAATGTCCATCAGGATTAATTTGATTATAAAATGTAACATCTCCTTGATTCTTCCATTCAGTAACATTTTGTAATTGTTCTTCTACAAAAGAACGTTGATTTAATAAAACTTTCTTTTTAGCCCATTCGTGATATGTTCCTTCAATACGAAGTTTATTTTCAATTACAACTTGACAATCAAAACAATGTCCAAATAATCTCCACATTTTATCGTCTAATTTTTTCTTCATTACCTTATCACATTCTGGACAAAACCAAGGTACTCGTGCTTCTGCCATAATATCAGTTAAATGACTCTTCTGGTCACCCTTTTTCTTTTTCTTGATATCTGACATACTTACAAATATTCTTTTTTCTGGTGTACCACCATCTAAAATACTTTGTAACGCTCTGTTTTGTCTTTCTGACTCTTTACTATATCCTGCCATAATTATCCTATATGTACTTTAATAAACCTAAAATTTGATTAACTGGAGCAAAAGTACCAGTATATTTGTATAACTTACCATTAAAAGTAAATGTTATACCTTCTGTTGATGTTATAGTACCAAATCCACCTATTGATTCTAATCTCTTTAATTGTTTTTCTAATTTTTTTATCAAATTTAAATCACCACTACTTTGAACTGCTTTTATAGTGTCTTCTAAATCCTTTTTGATTTTTTGAGCTCCTTCGTCTGGGTTAGCGGTCAACAATTGTGTCATATTTAACATTATCTCTGTGCCAAGTCCTAAGAACAAGTCTTCCCAAGGTGTAATATTTTCTTTAAATTTTGCTTTATGGTCTTCTTTATCAGTAGTTAAAACCCAATCTAAAAATTTTGGAAATTTTTTCATATCCTTTTTAATTTGTGGAATCTTATATGACTTATCAAAGAATGCCCACCTTTTAACTAATCTAATAAACATACTTTCTGGTAATTTAGTCTTAGTTCTCTTTAAAGCTTTGTTAATATACTCTGTCCAAAAAGCTTGATGATAGTCACCCAACGTGTTATTAGGTTTTAACTTATATTTTTTCTGTAAAGTGTTTAATTTACCAATATAGAATTTTTTACGATTTGAAAAGTCCTTTACTTTTGGTAATTCTACAACTGGTGGATATTCTATTTTATATTGAGTTTGTACATCCTTGTTAACTTGTTTAATCATACCAGTTAACATTCTTGCAAATTGAGAATAGTCACCTATTGCATTTCCTTTATCGTCATATTGAAGTACACCATGAAATATCAATAATGATTTCTCATATGGAATCACATTTGCTGTTTTTGGATAGATAATTTCCAAAGACATAAATTGTTCACCCTCTTTAAAAATTTTATCTCTTTGTTTATCACTAATAGCACCTATAGCATCTTCTAAATCTCTCATAGCTCCTGCAAAAGCTTTGTGTAAATCACCTCTACCTGCAAACATCTTACTAATACCATTCGTAGTTAACGCACTAGCACCCTTATTCATCAAATGACCTTTGTTTCTAGCCGCTATAAGTTTACCATTTCTCCAACTTATCATTATATTCTGACCATCTGTCTTTTCTGTAGCTGGTTTTTCTTTACTAAGATTACCTTGTAGTGTATTAGTAATCATTGTTCTGAAATCTCTGAATGTTAAATTATTATCATCAAATGGATGTGCTAAATGTCCATATGCTCCACCTTCTGTCATTAACCTTTTTACATCATCTACAATATCAATTCTTTCTTTTAATGGTTTTTCTTTTGGAAACTTTCTTTTCAACAATACGTTTAATGATTTTATAGCACTTTTATCATCCGAATGTAATCCTACATCAACATTATTTATAGAAACTGGTGTATCAATTATAGCAGTATATCTATATTTACTACCACCCGCTTTTTTCTTTTTAAGTTTTACAGATTCTTTTAATTTAGCTTTCTTACCTTTAGTTCCTTTATAAGACCATGTGGCTTTACCTTTACCATATTCTTCTGTTGGTTTTTGGGATATCTCAAGTCCTTTACCATCTTTATGCATCCATTTAAGTATTTCCCAACCAAGTCTTTCTGATATGCTTGTTAATCTTTCTAAATAATCCTTCGAGGCGTGTTTACTACCTGGTATAGAACCAACTCTTCCAAACGTAACATTAGATATTGGGTCATCAATCATAGTAAAATCCATGTCAGGGTCTAAAACTTCTGGTTCTTTATCTTTTATCATAAATTCAACAACAGACCAACCAGTTTTTTGCATAAACCAAGGTACTGCATCTTTAGCTACTCTATAATAGTCTGAAAAATTTCTATAAAATGTTCCTGGCCCATCATCTGGTGCTCCACCACCTGCATTAGCACCACGTTTGGAATTGGTAGTTAAAGTAGTAGAAGATTCTTGTATCATTTTTGGTACATCATTGTCAACACAAAAATTAGCTACAATTTCCTTAGTCAAAAGTATACCATTTGGTCGCTTATGGTCGAACATCAATCTGTTCGTAATAAATTCATACATTGAGTTATCAAACTTACCGAAAATAACCTTAAATAATTTTTTCTTTTTCTTGTCATCTATATCTGGGGAACTTAAAAGTTTTCTAACTTGTGTTCCACTTATATTAGAACCACCCACCTTTAACTTAAAGGTTGGTACTATATAAATATACCCGTTATCTTCAAAACCCTTCAATTTTGTTACATCGCCAGTATATGGTTTAAAATATTTACCACCAAGTCTTTGACCATCCTTTTCACCCAAACCAACTGCGACGGCCGTGTGTTCTTTATCGTATTTGGACAAGATATTAATTGGTGCATAAACATTTTTTTCTTGTACTATTTGATTTTTTCTGATATTATACATCTTACTAATAATTTTTTGTTTCTCTTTAAAATTAAAAGGATGTCTATCACCACCACTTACATTAGATGTAGCTATAAAAGTATCCTTAGCACCAAACTCTTTTTGCATTTCTTTAAAAGTATTAAAATGTCCTGCGTGAAATGGTTGAAATCTACCAACATAAACACCAACAATTCTGTTTATACCTTTAGGGTCAGCACCATGTACCTTGGATTCTCCAAGAGTATCACTAACAATAGATTCTACGAGTTTTTTCATTCCCTTCATTTTCTATCCCTAAGTTTATCAAGTTTTCTTTTAATAGAATATCGTTTATCTTCTAATTTTTTCCAAACACCCTTAATTGGTGATGTTCCGGCTGGAAACCATTTAAAATACATTAATCTATCAACTAAACCACTATCATTTTTACCTTCTTTAGCATATACTTTATATGCACCACTCATCAATTTAGCATAGTTTTCAATAATCTTAGCACCAACACCTCTACCAACGTTTTTCTCTCTCCACTTATCTCTTGCAACAGCTAATTCTGAATTTATTTCCAAATATACAATAATATTATGATAACCTTCTTCACGAGTTTGTTTCAATCTACGTAAAATCTTTGGTGGTTTAGACGCTACTGTGTCTATTACAAGAAGTTTACCAGCCTTATGTACTTTAGTTTTAAACAAATCCTTTTCATATTCTTTAGCTATATCTCTGATATCAAAGAACGATGCATAAAATGGTTTATACAATAGTTTATAAAAATTATTACTACCTTTATCTTTATTCTGTAACCACCAATTAAAATCAAAAGGAAATGTAACTATTTTACCACGATTTGATGTATATGCCGAATTACCAACAAATTCACCAAATCCCCGTTCACTACTACGTTCTTCATCTGGTGCTACTTTCAACAAGTGTTGGTAGTGTAACATAGCAGTATCATATTGTAAAGCCATAACTTGTGAATCAGAATTAGTTACATTATATCCAGTAAATCCTGGTATGTAACTTGAACCCTCATTATTAATCCAAGTAGACTTACCAGCCGCAGGTAAACCCATCAGAACAACACAAAGTTTTCCTGTATCTTCAAGAAACTCACGAAGTTCTGATTTTATCATTTCCTTTAAGATTTTTTTGTTCATTATACTTCCAATGCTCTTCTAAACCAACCAAAGTAAAATTTTTCTAAATCTGGTTTTCTTGTTACTAAATCCGCATAGTATTTAACACGATACGCTCTAACTCTATCCAACTCAACACCTTTCATAGCCGCTATTGTTTTTGGCCCCATTCCACCATCTACCTTTAAACCAGCACCTTTAGCGTTAGCCGCTCGTTGCATAATCTTTACAGCTCTTCCTCTACCTTGATTTACACACATATCAAAATAAATGTGACGTAAATCTTCTGATAAAGATTCTACTTTATTTCTATCCCAATAGTGTTCCTTGTAGATTTCTATTGCACCTTCTTTTGTAAGGTTCTTTATATCTACATCTGGGTGACTTCTTTTAGCAACACCAAAATTAGTTTCACCACCTGGGTCTTTAGGGTCATTTACATAACCGCCTTCGTGGTGTAAAACCACCTCTATTATTTCTTCGAATTTTATTAACATTTCGTGACTCCTGATGTTATTTTCCTATATATAAATATCATCAACAAAACTTATCGAGTCTTTCTTTAAGGTTCTCGATTTGATTTTGTCGTTCTTTTACAGCTTCAATTAAACAAGGTATTATTTTAGTATAATTTATACCATAAACACCATCCTTTTGGACAACCACTTCTGGTATTATATCCTTTACCTCTTGTGCAATCATACCTACTCTTTTTCCATGTCCTTGTTCATCTTTAAACTCTTCTCTCCACTCAAAATTTACACCTCTTAATTTATTAATTTTATCAAGTGATTTTGTAAGTGGTTCTATATTTTCTTTTAGCCTAAAATCGGAAACCGCGTTTATTAGTTTACCATTTGCATCAGCATTTAAATCCAAACTACTACCAGCAAGTCCACTAACAATAAAACCAAGTGCATTACTACAACTAATTTGTTGGTTATTATCATTTATTTCCATATGAGTTTGTGTTCCAAATCCGACCCAATCATCATCACCAATAAACGTAGTACCTTCTTGTTGAACTCTTATTACCTCATTTACATCATCACAAGTAACATAAGTACCATTGGAGTTGCCAACATTATCTCCCAATGATACAAATCCAATTGAATTTAAAGCAACTTGACCACCTGTATCAGACATACTAATAAAAGTATTATTACCATTTCCACCCGTATCACCTACTCCAAAATCTTTTCTTGCCGTATTAAAGAAAAACTCATCATCTGCTCCAAATGAACCACCATCATTCCATATAACAGCATATTGACTACCACTTACACTTTGTACAGCAGCTAAAAATTGTTCCCACGAACCATCTTTATTCTTCATTTGCATAGTACCACTATTATTTCTAATACCATATCCATCGCTACCAGTTACACCACCACCATTAAGATATGAATATTTGGATACTGATATATTATCATACGCCGTTGTACCAGTTAAACAATCATATAAATCAGACAACATTGTATTAGTAAATGTTGCTCCAGAAGTTATTCCAGTTTTACTTAAATCAGCCATTATTTTCCAACTTATCTAATCTTTTCATTAATTCATCTATTTGTGGTTGTTGTTCTTTTATAGCTTCAACCAATACGGCTACTAATGGGCTATAATTCATACCATACACACCTTCTTTATCTTGAAACACAACTTCTGGTACATATTTTTCAACTTCTTGTGCAATAAAACCTATACTTTTTCCAGCACCTCGTGTTTCTTTATCTTTCCATTCAAACTTTACACCATCTAAATTTAAAACTTTATTAAGTGGATTTTCAATTGGTTCTATATTTTCTTTTAATCTAAAATCAGATACGTGTAGTTGTAATTTACCAGTAGCATCAGTTCCCACGTCAATAGCAGTACCAGTTGATAGATTACTAATAATAGTACCATTACTAGCACTCATACTAATTTGTTGATTAGTATCATTTACTTCTATATGTGTACCATTACCATATCCTACCCAGTCATCATCACCAATGAATGTAGAACCCTCGCATTGTATACGTATAATTTCATTTACATCATCAACGGATATATAAGTACCAAGAGAAAAACCAGGATAATCTCCACCCCAGAATAGACCTGTAGATTGACATGCTATATTACCTTGTGAATCCGACATACTAATATATGTATTATTTCCACTTCCTGCTAAATCCCCACATCTGAATACTTTACCACTATCGTCATATGTAAAACTTGTTGATGAATCAAGACCACTCGAACCATCATTAATTTGTATATGATTGTTACTACCTGCTACAGTTAATGTTGAACCACCACCACCTGTTGCTATACCTGCCCAACCTCCACCATTATTTTTAAATTCTATAGTACCACTATTATTTCTAAGACCATATCCACCAGACCCAGCAGTACCACCTGCGTTCAAATATTCAAATTTAGCTATTTGAATATTATCAAACGCTGTTGTACCAGTTAGACAATCATATAAATTAGTTATATGTGTTGGTGTTATTGAATAACCACTCGTTATTCCAGTTTTACTTAAATTGGCCATTAATTATTCTCTCTATCTATTATAACACCTTTAAAATTATCTACAGCTACTTTATCTTTTCTTGTACCAATACAAAGTATATTATACTCACCATCATTTTCAACTTCTATATCAATTTGTGTTTGATTTTCATTAACTTTACCATATCCTCTACCAAAATGTTTTATCGGATTAACCCATACCATACTATTTTCATTTAAAAATCTATAATAATCTGGTAAATCTAAACTATTAGAACCACTAAATAAATTTTCCGACCAGCGATATAAATTATCACCACAAGTAGGCGATTCAACAAACGAATGTTGTAAATAATATTCAGATGCACTTACTGGATTTGGATGTTTAATTTTAAATGTACCAGAACCTTTACTAAGTGCAGTACTAATATTTAATGACCCAGAAACAGAAACAACACCATATGTGATACCTTGAGTACCACCTTCTGAACCAGACGCTGGTATTAATAAAATAGAACCCCCTTGTTCGCCTCCCCCCTCGGTTACGGTTGGTGCCGCTTGGATAATAACATTTCCTGGGTCATCTATTGCAGATTCTCTACCAATTACCAAATCTTGAGTTTCATCTATTGTTACTAAATCGTTAGTCGAAATAACATTTGATTCAACTGAATTTGCAACAATATCATTTGTATTTATGTTACCACCTCGTACTTCTAACCCACTCGCGTCCATATTAATATAGTTATCACCAGTATTATATATTAAAATACCATCTTGTGACGCATGTACTTGTGGTTTATTTGCTGTTAATTTAAAATTATCAAGATACATACGCTTATGAATGCTATACGCTGGGGCCCCAACTACAGACATTGACGATGTTACTTGTATACTAGCCGTTGTCCACGTTGACACAGAAGTTCCACCAGTAAAATCTGTGTCACCATCTTCGGATGGAACTTGTGCCGTATAACTAAACTTCTTCCAATCTCCACCTAAAGAAAAAGTTTGATGTACGCCTGTAGCTCTCTTCCCAATAATACAAGTCCACTCATTTGTACTATCATGACTAAGATAAAGATTTACTTTTGGAGAAAAACCAGGTGCATTTCTCTTACCAAAAAAAGATAAATTTGCCGATTCTCCTGGTTCCATTGGTGTTTTATTACTCGTACCATCAAGTATTGTATCATTTCTTAAATAATGATATACAGTATTTGTTGTAGCCATTTATTTTTACTCCTTATTATACCAAGATAAAATTTCTTGGTCTTTTTTTATATTTTTTACACTTTCAAAAATAAAAATATTATCTTCTTCACTCGTGTAGTAATTTACCATTCTATCTTCAACTTTTCTGCACTATTGTACAATGACGCGTAACCAAATAAAAAGGCTCTAAAACTATGTGGTGGTTTAGGTCTATCATCACCTTTACTTTTTGGCCAATAGTAAGTGTATTTACTATCTACGTTATCAATATCTTTCGATGAAAGTTTGGTGTAATAACACTCTTCTAATATTTCTCCAGTCATTATATCCTTTTTAGCAAAAACTCCATATCCATGTACTTTAGATTTTCTAATTTCTATTTCATTTCTATACAAAATATTTTTCATAATTACGCGCCAATACCACCACCTCCTGCATCAATGTCAAGTCTAAATGTAACTCCATATGAACCTTCATATGTTGATTCTGTAGAGCCCGTTACTTTGGCAAACACGCCCACTCCAGACCAATCTAAAGTCCACCCAGTTGCTGTTCTTGGGTCAGTTCCAGTTCCAGTTTCAAAATCACCATTACTTAATCTATCAAAAAAACTTGCAGACACTACTCCTGGCTCATCTATCATAAAATAACCAAATCTTGCAACATATTGTTTGGTAGAACTATCTTGTATATAAAATGAACCAGATGTTGTAGCTAATCCTATTTCTTGTGAAGCCGATGTTTGTGTAATACCCCCCGTTTCAATGTTCCACCCACCAATATCCCCGGCACTCGATGAAACTGTTCCTGCCATTGTAACATCACCAGTTTTAGATAAATGAAAGTTACTTGAACTTATCTCAATTGTACCACCACTATCTGGTGAACCACTAATAAACTGGCCACCAGTACCAGTCTTTCCTTTTCCTAACATAAAACCAGATGAACTCATTATAAGAGTTTCAGTACTATGATTATATTGTATTCTACCCCCGTCTGAGTTACCAAGTAATAAACTACCAAGTCCACTTACATAAAATCCCTTTTGTCTATTAGAAGCACCCACGCCCTCCCAATCTGTAGGAGGCGTACTACCTAATGATATAACACCATTATTACTACTACTGATTATTATATTAGCAGTATTTAAATTAAACGCTTCTGTTTGTATATTAAA